ATAAATGTGTAAATATATAGATATATGATATTAAAAAATAATTTTAATAATTTATCTATAAATATAATATTAAAGAATGAATTGAACATATCTTATAAATTTATTAAATAGATATAAATAATTAAAATTGAATCAAAATTATAAAAAAAAGATGATTAAGGCATAATAAAAATAATTTGTTAAATTCATTACTAATAGAATGATATTTTTTCACTGTTGTTTGTTCGGGAAAATTTTTTGTTCATTTAAATCCAAAACAAATCAACAAAAAAATAAAAAATCAAATAAAGTTTTAATTAATTTGTTTATAAATTTAATAAAAATTCTTTTTCTTTTTATCAATCTAATATAAATTAATATAAAATATATAAGCAAATTATAAAATTAAATTTTTAATTAATTTAATTAGAAAATTGAAAACGATATATCTATGCATATATATGAGCCAGAAAATTGAAATTGAAAATTATGCATACAAAATTGATCTAAAAAATTAAAATCCAAAATCTTACATGAAAATATAAAATAGAAAATTGAAATTCAATATTGACATATAGAATAATGTTTGATATATTATATACATATTCACGAACCATGGAATTTAAAATCGAAAAGGAGATGCAAAATTTCAAATGAAAAATTTGATTTGGAAAAGCGATAAGAATAATAAAAATGGAGGATACTGGATTTGTAATTTTTGCAGGGCAGTATATGATCGTCCAAAAAATTGGAATCCAATTATTACTTGGTGTATGAAATGTAGAAAGGATTGGAGATAAAATAAAAAAAAGAATTTTGCTTTTAACAATTTTAATTTGTTTATTATTTATTTCAGCCTGTTTTTTTGTTGTTAATACAATTATGATAAATGACAACTCATTTTCTTCAATTAATTATGAAGAGAAGAAAAACAATTTGCATTATGAAAAACTAATTAATGAGATTCAAAAGCCAACAATTGAAGAAATAATTTTTTATCCTTTGGAAGAAGAAGAACGATATATTGTAGAATGTTTAGTGGCGGGAGAATCAAAAGGCGAAAGCTTGGAAGGACAAATGGCAGTTGCTCAATGTATTTTAAATGCAACAATTAGAAGTGAAATTCCTATTTCAGAGGTTAAATCTGAATATGGATATCAAGGATGGGATTCAAATTTACAAAATTATCCTAGTGTAAGCCAAGCAGTATCTGAAGTTTTTGATAAAGGAAATTTTGTTACAGAAGAATTTATTGTTTGGTTCTATAATCCAGGAGTTGGGCATAGTTCTTTTCATGAAAGCCAAAAATTTGTAATTGAACTTGGTGGACATAGATTTTTTGCTCCGTGGTGATTTAATATGAAAAAAATTTTACTTGGTGGCTCTCCATGTACTTTTTGGAGTAAAATTAAATTAGTTGGAAGGGAAGTAGAAGCTGAAGGCCAAGGGTGGGAATTATTTACAAATTATGCAATAGCAAAAGAAAAATTTAATCCAGATTTTTTCTTTTATGAAAATAATATGTCGGCTTCAAAGGAAATTAAACAGGCCATTTCAACTGTTTTAAACCACAATATATTCCCTTGTAATTCAAATCTTGTATCAGCTCAAAATAGAAATAGATTTTATGTATTTAATTGGGAAGGCAAATTGCCTTGCGATAATCATATTTATTTTAATGACATTTTGCAATCCAATTACCAGTTAAAAAACGAAGGTCATAGTTCTACAGTACAAAAAGGGCTTGATAAAATTGTCAATAAGTATAACTATGTACCTGAAAAATTTAATGCTTATAATGCTTCCATCATTACTAATAAATCACCTACCTTGTCTACGGGTAGTATGGTTACAAGTTCATGTGCCACTTTGATTTTTGTTCCTGCACCAAATGGTATGGATGATTACTATATAGTGAAGGATGGCTTTATTTATTTTGAAGATAATGTATACCCTTGCCAGTTTCAAGATGGACAATATTTTATCCGAAAATTAACTATAAATGAGCAAGAGTCCCTACAAACTTTGCCTAAAGATTATACTTCCGGTGTTTCTTATAATCAAAGAAGCAAAGCTATTGGAAATGGGTGGACGGCTGAAGTTGTGATTTATTTACTTAGCCTTGGTTTAAAAGATGTACCAAGAGATGAAGAACTTATTGTATTATCAATGTATGATGGTATTGCTACCGGACGATATTGCTTAGATAAATTAGGCTTTACCAATGTAAAATATATGGCTTATGAGATTGATGAAGCTCCAATTAAGATTGCTATGAAAAACTATCCTGATATTATTCAATGCGGAAATGCTTTTGATTTAAGGAAAGATAATTGGGATTGGAAAAAGTTATTAGGTAGTTAAAGAGGCGAAGCAAAATGTCAATGATTGACTATTTTAAAAACTAGATTGAAGTTTTTGAAGATTATCAAAATGGCATGGATTGTGATGAATAGATTAAACATAACAAATATTAGCTTGACAATATTTCCATTAGCCAAACTATTTAAGAACAGTTATTCTATGGATTTCAAGCAAGCGATTGTCGACATGGTAGTTGTGGAGGATGTATTTAAAAAAAAATAAAATTCTCCTCTTGACAAATCTTCAAATCTGTGGTATAATTGGGATATAAATTTACTGGTGCTTTGCGAAAGGGTAAAGTTAAATGTTTAACCTCCTCAGTGGGAACAAGCCATTAAACAATTCAACAACAGCGACAGCAAGATAACCGTGCTGTCCAATCTACGAGAGGTCGGTAAGCTCTTGGGGATAGAGTTGGAGAGTCGCCCATGAAAACAATACCTGTTAGGAGTAGCTACCTAAGAATTTTGGCTATAAGATATCAGGGAGCCAGAAAAGATAGATTGTTGTTGGAAAGAAGTATTAGTATAATTGGAAATACGCCTTGCTTAAAAACAGGAAACCTGAGTTCGATTCTCAGATACTTCAAAAAAGTTCTTGACAAATTGAATGAAATATGGTATACATGTATGTATGATATGGGAGAGTGGATGAGTGACAAGACGTATGATGAATGTTTGTATGAAATCTATCATGTTATGCCGATTCGATTCCCGTCCATTCCAGAATGGTGAAAACCGATATTAAATTTTAAAGTTTATGGAGGAAACAATTATGAATACCTAAAAGATGACTGTGCATCGTGCCCTTGCAGAGCTGAAGACTCTTGATACTCGCATCCAGAAGACAATTTCTTCTACTAGGTATTGTTTTGCTAACAAGCACAGCAATACTAAGGTAAACGGTGTTGAAATTGATGATTACATTGCAGTGATGAAAGATAATTACAAAAGCGTTAAAGCCCTAATTAATCGTCGCAATGCTATGAGGAAAGCTGTAGTCCTTTCTAACGCAACAACTGAAGTAGAAATTGCTGGTACGAAATATCGAGTAGCAGAGGCTATTGAAATGAAGAATCATGGTATGTATAACTATCAGGTTCTTGTGAGTGCCATCATTCATGATAAGGCCGTAGCGCAAGAAGCTATTGATAAATATAACGGTACTACGCTTGAAAAGAAGGCTGATGATTATGTAATTGGTCTTTATGGCTCTAAAGAAAAAGCAAGCGGAACTGAAGCTGAAGCAACTCGTAAAGCTTATATTGAAGCTAATACTTATGATTTTGTTGACCCTCTTGGTATTACTTCTATTCAGCAGAATCTTGAAGATATGATTGCTAATTTCAGTGCGGAAGTAGACGCAGCTCTATCCGTATCTAATGCAATTACTGAGATTGAGTTCTCTTACGAAGTTGAGTAAGTAAATTAAATAAACTTGCTGGCTATCGAAACCTTTAAACCATAACACTCGCTTGTTTTTGGACAATTACAAACGTGCTATTGATAAAAGAAATTGTCCTGCTTATTAATGATATCAATATTTAACTCTTGTGGTGAATTAAATATTCAAGGAACGAACTTGAAATTCGTCTACCTTAACTATATAAAAAATAACTGTAAAGTTTAAAGGTCAAAGATGAAAGTTCAAACCTTAAAGAATAAAGTTTATCTGAATCAAAGGTTAAAGCGTAAGAAATAAAGCACAAAGATTAATAAAATCCTTGAGCAATGGTTTAAGTGTTGTTATGATTGACTTTAAGGTATCCACAAGGCTGATAGTCAGCAAGTTAATTAAAAAAAATACTTGACAAATCATAAAATTTATGGTATAATGTAAAAGTAATACAGGGTTGTATTTCAACTGGTAGAATAATGGCCTCCAAAACCATAGATTTAGGTTCAAATCCTAATAATCCTGCAAAAGCGTCTATTGGAGAAGTCGTGCGAATATTAAATTAACAAGTTAGGATACATAACAGGTGTATACGAAAGTTTAAAAGCTAGAGGTATCACCTCCTAACGGCTAACTTGATATATCCAATATCAATGAAAGACTTCGAGCTTGTCATAGTCCAGTTGGCTAAAGTAGAATAAGATACTGGATATTCAGCATCCTATGCCAGCAGGTTGATTGAAATGAAGATGGGCAACAAATAAAATTAAAATTATGGAATTGACAAAATGTGAAATTTGTGGTATAATGTAAGGGTGTTGAGATTGATATGGCGGCGTAGACGAATTGGTTTAGTCAGCAGATTCAAAATCTGTGCCATTTTATGGATGCGAGTTCGAGTCTCGCCGCCGCCAATATGGCCCCATAGTCCAACAGGCAGGAGACAAACGACTTAAAATCGTTACAGTGTGGATTCGAATTCCACTGGGGCTACGGTCGCAGAGGGGCGTGACCCGTAAGCGATTACCACAGAGACAGTGTTCTTTCGCACTTTGTAACGACTCTACAAACGGTAAGTAAAGTGTGGGTTACATCACCCAAGAGGATTAAGTTAGCATGCGATTCTTTGAAAACACGATGAAGGAAGTTAAGGAAACCGTTTCTTAATTCGTAAAGTATAAACGGAACCAAAAAAATACTTGACAAATCTGAAAGGTTGTGGTATAATGTATGTATGAAAGGAGGAAACGAAATGTACGATATTGATGATATGATTTTTGCTGAAGATTATAAAATTCATAGCACAAAGTAATTTATGAGGCTTCGGCCTCTTATAACCTTCCGTACCTCAAAAGGAGAGGAGCCAACTTATAATTGGTCAGTTGCAGGGGCAGGACCTGCCGGAAGGACCATGTATGGGGTTGTAATAGGTAGCTAACTGTTACATTTAGTGAAAGAAGCCTCCTCTTCTTTCACACCCATAAAATATAAAATCTTAGGAGGAAGATTAAATAATGCAAGAGAAAGAAATTTGGAAAACAATTGATGGATTTAATGGAGATTATCAAATAAGTAATTTTGGCAATTTAATAATGTTCTATCATGGGAGATGGCAACCGAAAGCCAGTCATGTTACTAGAGCCGGTTATTTCCAAACAACACTCCAAAGGAACGGAATAAAAAGAAGATGTGGAATTCACCAATTAGTAGCTGAATATTTCGTTGATGGTTGGTTTGAAGGAGCAGAAGTAAATCATAAAGATTTAAACAAACTAAATAATAAATGGGACAATCTTGAATGGGTAACTCGTTCTGAAAATCAGATACATCAATATGAAAAATATCATCCAGATTATAGTAAAACTTTTTGCAAAAGATGTGGAAAAGAAATTGGATATAAAAGTACATATTGCAACAAATGCAGGGGAATAACGAGCAGAAAAAATTGGCCAAGTTACGAAGAACTAAAAAAATATTTGAAAACAATGAATTATACAGAAATAGGTAGAAAAATTGGAAAAAGTGACAAAGCTGTTAGAAAAATGTGCATAGCATATAATCTGCCTTATCGTTCCAAAGATCTAAAACAATTTAGAATTGATAATAATTGTTATATTCCAACTAAATCAGAATTAAGAAAAACCAAAGAAGAAAGATATGTCCATTATGAAATAAACGGTGAGAAAAGAACTGCCCAAGGTTGGTGCTCATATCTCGACTTAGAAAGAAAGAGAATAGGCCGTTATGCAAACAAACACTCTTATGAAGAGACAATAGAATATATTAAATCTTTCATGTAATAATTAGACCCAGTTAAGGCTCTGGGTTATCAAAAGCCTCTATATGGGCACAAAGCCTACTTAATTAAAATATTAAAGGAGAAAATAAAGATGCTAAATAAGGCCGAGTTTGTAACGGTACTAGCCGAGCGTTGCGAACTAACAAAAAAGGATGCAACTGAAATGTATGAAAATGTATTTGGTGTTCTTGCGGAGGTTGTATCTGAAGGAAATGAAGTATCTATCCCAAATTTTGGAAGAATTAAGATTGTTGATCATGCAGAAAGAAATGCTCACAACCCCAAAACTGGCAAATCTGTTGTAGTTCCAGCAAAGAAGATTCCAAAGTTCCAATTTAGTAAAAATATGAAGGAAGCAGTAGCTTCTCTATAAGGTTTCTCTAGGGAAGGTACCAATCAAGGTTTAGACAAGGCTAACGGTTTTCCTTAATAAACCGATGCCTATTATATGGGATAGTAGTTTAATGGCTAGAACATCGGCCTTCCAAGCCGAGAATAGGGTTTCGATTACCCCCTATCCCTCCATGGGCAAAAGTCCAATTCATATATGAAGTTGTCCACTCTTCATATCGAATCGCGGTTAGTAAAAATTTACTAACCACGATTCATTTTTTATCTTGATTATTGTCGCATTTTGTGGCATAATCAAAATATGAAACAAACAAAGGAGACAAAGAAAAATGAAAAAGATTATCGGTTGTATTTTGGTGGTTGCTTGTTTGATTATTACAGTCTACGGCTCATATTCAGAAGACAACAAATATAAAGACGAAACGAAAGAGCCTGTTCTCATTGAAGCATATGAGATTGAAGTGGTTGATGCAGAGCCTAATACCATTAAAATTCTTGATGACTATGTTGAACCTGTAGAAGTCAAAGAAGAAGTTGAAGTTGATCCTTATAGATATTCACCTGTTGAGATGACTTACAAAACTTCTGCCAAGACATATATGGACTATCGCGCCATTACCGACACATCATCTGCTCAATATCAATTTATTCATTCTGATGAGATCATGATTTGTGAAGATGGATTTCTTCGTGATGATGAAGGATTTATCGGTGTAGCCATGGGTAGTTACTTCGGCCCAATTGGTAGTCGCTATATTTGTCATTTAGATACTGACAAGGATATCAAGGTTGTTAAGGTTGAAGCCAAGGACACCAGCCATACATTTGATGATTTCTGTGGTAGTACCGCATATGATATTATTGAATTTGTAATCGACACAAAGGCATTGTGGATGCAACAAAATAAATGGGATAATGACTATATCTTTAGTGGCAACTTTAATAACTACTCTGAATTCAATGGTAAGATTGTGGCTATCGATATGGTAATTGAAGATTAGGTCTTGACATTTTGATTCTTTTATGGTATAATTGGGATAGAATAAAGGGAAGGGAGATATAATTATGAACACTAATTATACTGCGTATCTTCAGTCTAAGTCTAGTTCTCCTTTGACTATTGCCAATTATACCAAATATATTAACATGGCTTTGGATTATATCGGTAAGCCCGAATCTGAAATTACCTATATGGATCTGGTTAATTGGAAAAACACATTCACCAATCTTAAACCCAACAGCCAGAACATCCGTATCTCAGCCATTAAAAATTATTTTGCATTCTTGAAGAAGTCTAAGGTCATTGAAGAAAATCCTGCTGATGGGCTTGAAAAACAGAAAATTCGAGATTGTGATGTGAAACAAAAGCCTTATATTGAAGCTCACTATCTTCGTGATATGGTCAATCATGCTCGTACTATCAGAGACAAGGCTATCATTCTCCTGTTTGCTACTACCGGCCTTCGTGTTAGTGAACTTACAAACCTTACTGTCGAACAGTATATAAATTTAGATGGGCTTGATGGTCGTGAATTGGCGATTGTTGGTAAGGGCAACAAAGTTCGTAGAGTTTATATAAATGATGAAGTTAAAGAAATGATTGATAATTATTTGAATACTCGCCCTAAAAGTAATTATAACAATCTGTTTCTTAGTTATTATGGTGGGCCTATTCACAGTAATAACCTTAGTCAAACATTAAAGAATGTTGCTAAGAAGGCTGGTTATCCTATGTGGAAAGATATTTGTAACCATGCTCTTCGCTCTGCTTTTGCTACAACTAAGGCCGAACAAGGTACTCCGTTGACTACTATTCAGGCATCTATGGGACATAGTAAACTTGAAACAACTTTGATTTATATTAAGCGCAATCAAAACGCTATTAATAGTGCTATGAAAAATATGGCGTTTTGAGGTAAATATTAAAATTTAAAAGGAGATATATTTATGAATCATGATTATACTGTAAAGACATGGGTAAATGGAGAATGTGTATATGATTCCACTAAAGGTGGATGGCAAAAGTATAAGACTACAAATATTAACAAAGCTCCAAAATCTATCAAGGGAGATTATGATCTTTCTATCCATGGTAATAAGATTGTACTGGTAGATAATAGCAATGGAACAACAATTGAAACAAAGTGTCATCCAGACGATAAATTTGATATTGGGCTTGGGGTAAAGGAAGCTTTTAATAAGCTAGATGAAAAAAGAAAAGAACTTGAAAAGGCCAAAGAAGAAGAAAATAAAATCAATGTTGGTGATCTGGTAGAAATTATTAATATTGGAAAGAATTATGATACCTATTATCAATGGATGCCATCTAAAGAATTTAACTTAATTAAGCGATTTGAATATGGCGGGAGACCACATAGTAAAATGTGTAAGGTTTTGTATCTTGGGAAGCATCTTAGAGATAATGTAAATTTAGCCTATGTTCAAGATACACAAGGTATGTGCCATACAATGGACATTACAGGACTTAAAAAGGTAAAGTAATTATGGAAAATAATTGTGTCAATATGTATCCAGAAATTTTAGAAGCAATTCATTTAATATATGAAGATATTCCAGAAATAGAAGTAGATTGCCTCTTATACCTGTCTAAATTAAGACATAATACAAATAAAGTAGAACAGTTAGCAAATGAAGCAGAGCTTCAATTAGAAAAAATGGGAAAGTGTCCTATTTGCGGAGAAGATTTTCAAGTTTTTAAATATAAAGAGCCTCATCCTGAGCTTGATGGGTGCCCTATGGAAGATATGGTAGAGTTATATTGCCCAAGTTGTGATATGAGAGGTGATAGTATTTGACAAAAGCACAAAGAGAAAAAACAGAACGATTGTTATTAAAACAAATGCTTGACACTAACCCGAAACTAAAGAAATTTATTGATGCTTTAATTGATAAACCTAATGTAGAGACTAAAGATATCGTTCAACCAATTATTGAAGAAGAGTTAAAAAAAGTAAGATTGATTGGAATCCAAATCGGATTGCAAACAGCATTTATTCAAGCCTATGAGAAGATTAAAGATATGCAAAGCGTAAATGAGGTCAAGGATTGCTTGAGAAATGAAGCAGATACAATAAGAAAGAGAATGGGTTTGAAGTACGCATTTGATGAAAATGGAAATTTGATTGTTGATGGAGAAGAGAGCGAGAACTAAATACAACTTCAAAGGAGCCGGTTGCTCAGCCCCTTTATTTTTATCTTGACATTTGGATTAAGTTGTGGTATAATGTGGGTATCAAAATTAAAAGAAGGTGATAGAACATGAGTCGTAAATTTTATATTAGCGACTTACATTAGGCATTTTGGTCATAAGAATATTCTTGCTTTTGACAATCGTCCATTCTCCACTTTATCAGAAATGGAACAAACTTTAATCAACAACTGGAACAGTCGTATTACTAAGAACGACGAGGTTTATATCCTTGGTGATATGTTTTGGTATAACGAAGAAGCTCCAAGAATTCTATCTGAACTTAAAGGGCGTAAGTATTTAATCTTGGGTAATCATGATAGAATCAATGCTGAAATGGCAAAGCATTTTGTGTGGTGTGATAAGCGGCTTGAAGTAATTAAAGATGAAGGGCAGAAGGTTGTGTTATGTCACTTCCCTATCGCTCATTGGGATGGTCAAATGCATACGCCTCAGACCATTCATCTATATGGGCATCTTCATCAAGGACTAGATGCAAGACTGTTTGAGAAATATAGTAAGATGTGGGAACAGGAAATGGGCATGACATTCAAAGCGGCTAATGTTGGGTGTATGATGCCATATGTGGATTATACACCCAAGACTTTAGAAGAAATTAAGAAAGCGAAAGGATGGGAATAAATTAAATGCAATCTAAACAAAATCCCCTATCATACCTAGCAGTAGCTGGTGGAACTTTACTATTTTATATGTGCGCTATTCCTATTGCAGACGCTCTATCCACTTGGGCACAAACAGCCATTGGAGCTAAAGTTTCTAAGCTTCAATACACTATTGCTCAAGATCAAGAAGAAACTGCTGATATTGCTGATAGAGTTAATGGCACTGGCCCTGTTCAAGCTATTGGATTTCAAGTAGCACCAAATGAATATGAGGTAGAATATGAAGAGAATTAAAAGTTTATCTGAATCACCTTGTTATCAATGTCATTATGAATTGGAATGTGACGAAAAAATTAAAAGAAGCCCAGTCTTATCTCAAATTAGAGATGAAATTTTTATTAATTCTGACTTTGATTACCATGAATGTGGGATTTGGATTGCATTGAATGCACCTGAAATGATTGAGGTAGATGATGAGTAAAGGAACATCACGACCATACATCCATTTTGTAGGGAATAATGCAGTTGATGTTACTGGAAGTTGTACTATTCTTCGGTTTAATAACATCAAGCTAGCTGTAGACATGGGCTTGATTCAAACCAATAACATCGTAGCTGATTATCGTGCTAACCGAGACATGATGAAGCGTATCAAGCCTAAGACAATACACGGCGTTGTGATAACCCATAATCATTCTGACCATGTTTGTGGACTATTGTCCGCAGTTCACATGGGTATGAACGCCTACATCTATGTACCTCAAGATTCTTTGCCTATCATGCGCATCATGCTTGAAGATTGTGTTAAAATTATGGAGTCGGACTCAACCAAACTTCAAAACAAGCATGGCATTAAAGCACCACCTCTTGCGACAATGGAAGATGTTGATAAGGTTATGAACTGGTGTGTTGAGGTTCCATTCAACAAGCCATACGAGATTGTAGGCGGCGCTAAACTAACTTATTATGATGCTGGACACATCATCAACAGTGCCCAATGTGTCATTGAGATTCAACAAGGATACACCACCAAACGCATTGGATTTACAGGAGATATTTGCAATGAACCAAAGAGTAAGTCTGTGCGACCTTTGCAACCATTGCCTCGTGTCGATGCACTTGTATCTGAGTGTACTTACTCAGACCCTACACGATGTTACTCCATGAAGAAAGACCGATGGTATGATGAACAAATGATACTTACGGCGATTAACCAATACCATCGTATCTTGATTCCAACATTTGCCCAACAACGACTTGAAGACATTCTTGAAGTGTTAGCAAAGCTTGGAGTGACTAAGCGGGTGTATGTGGATACTCCATTGGGTGAGAAGATATATAGGTCGTGGCCTGAGCCATTGGATTATGAAGATAAATTGAATTTGAAGTTTGTTAAATCTTGGGAAGAAAGTCAAGCCTTACAAGTATCTAATGAGCCTTGTATCTTGGTGGCATCGAGTGGCATGCTCACAGCGGGAAGGGTGATATGTCATCTTAAGCACTTGCTTCCAAGTCCCAATGATGCCGTGTTGTTTATTGGATATAGCGCCGAGAATACAACAGCTACGGAAATCAAGCAAGGCAATAAGTTAATTAAGGTCGATGGCGAAGTTGTGGAGAACAGGGCGCAAATATATAGCCTGAACAGTTTTTCATCACACAGCAACTATAATCAACTAATGAAATATCTAATGGAACTGGACTATTACAAGGTATGTTTAGTTCATTCGGCTTATGAAAGTAAAGTCTCTTTCGCTAACACTCTACAAAACAACCTAATCGCCCAAGGTAAATCAAGTCGTGTGATTGCAGTAAACGCAGATAGCAAGATTTATTTTTAATACTTGACAATTTCCCTTCTTTGTGGTATAATGTAGATACTTCAAAGGAGGGAATTGTTTTATGCCATTTTTTTAATGTAGGAGATAAAGTTTATAAAAAAGAAAATCCAAATAAAATTTACACCATAAAGAAAAGAACAGATATCACCCATTGTATTCCTAATTATATTCTTATTGATGAAAGTTGACGGTATGGAATGGATTATCTAGAAGAAAGGAAAGAATAATGTTCATTAACTTCGGCTTCTCTGAACTCCTAACCGTAACCATAAAACAATACATAGGCAACACCCTAATACATTCACAACAACTATCAGCCCCACCTGAATTTCTACGAGCCCAATTTCTTCAACTTGTTCAACAAGTGGCAAGTCAATCTCAACCAATGAAAATTCGTATGGTTAGATGGGAAGATGTATGGAGCCAGATTGACCAAGAGTGGAAAAGGCTGGAGTTAGATGTGGCGTTTCAGAATTGGAAGGATGATGTAGATGAGTGATTATGTATATTTGGATACAGCTTCTACGGCTCCAGTTCGTTATTTTGCTAAAGATTGCTACATTCCTGGTAATCCAAATTCCAGTCACGCCATGGGTCTACAAGCCAATCAAGCCTTGAACGAAGCACGACAAAGAATTATAAATTGTCTTGGTGTGAAGAGTGGAAAGGTGTTGGTAGGCGGAACCGCAAGCCAGTTGGTTGATAACTTGATGTGGTGTATTTATAGCCTTGGAAATTACAATATCTTAGGTTCTGTTTACGAGCATGATTGTTTCAATAGATGGCTTGATTATCGTCTCACAGAATATCCGACAGACCAAATTAGTAAAAACGATATTATATGTTGGATGATGGTAAATAATATCTCGGGCCAAGTATTTAATGTTGAAGAAATTGGTAGCCTATGCCATAAATATGGTGCTTACTATATTATGGATGCAGTTGCCGCTATTGGTCATTATCCTATCAGTAACAACCTTGAATCTTTTTGTGACTGTCTTATCACCTCAGCCCATAAATATGGTGGCCCACAAGGTACAGGTTGTATGTGGGTGTCTGATAGATTTGCTAAGTTCCTTGAACTGTCAGATGATTCACATGAGGAATATGGGCTAATCCATGGAACTCCCAATGCATCAGCCGCAGTTGCTATGAGCTATGCCATGGAACACGCTGTTGATGGACTTGAAGATGGTAATGACGAACATTGTCGCTCACTTCTTGGCTACCTTGAAACCAAGTTGTTGGGTAATCGAATTGATTACAATATTATCGCCAAAGATCAACCTAAAACTTATGCCATCAATGCTTTGCGTCTTCCGGGATTTAATGCTGATGCTCTTGTTCAATTCTTATCAAGCAAAAATATTTATATTAGTCCAGGCCATTCAGCTTGTGCAGATAACGATGCTGTTGAAGCAAGTCGTGTTTTAGAAGCTTTTGGTTTAACTAAACAAGAAGCAAGCCAGACTGTAAGGATTAGTTTTGGTGAATCAACCACGCAAGAAGATATTGACGCTTTAGTTCAAGGCATCGTAGAGTTCAAAAATTTATTTATTTAAGGAGGAATAATCATGCCAAAAATTGTAACACCACCTAAGAGCGAAGTTATTGAAAGACCCCCAATTATTATAACTTGCCCTAATTGTCAATACACAATCTCATATACAGAAGATGAAGTTGAGCGCGTAACTCATGATGGCAATGGAATTTTATGCCCTAATTGTGACGAGGTTATAGTGACTGAACACATTAAGCCATTTACTTTTCCTAATACATTCTATCATTTTGGTAGCGGCGATGATGGAAATTTGCCATATATCTTATCCGATGAAGAAACTCAGCACTATGTAGATATTATTAAGCGCAAACTACAACAAGAGCTTCAAGTTGGGGAATATACTTTTACGGGTAGTGGTGATACTATGGTATTTGGCTTTAAGTTTACAGACGAAGACGAAATCATTGTAGCTAAAAATTATTGGGTAGACAGTATTTTTAAAGAAAATTAATTTTGTTCATAATTTATTATCATAAAATTTACAATTTATATATTGACAAATAAATAAATTTATGGTATAATATATATTGCCTTCGGGCAAATAAAAAAAATGAAAGGATGATATTATGTGCGCACATAATGTTAAGAAAGAAAAAAAAGGAGCTGATAGTTAATGGCTTATGGTGCTGTATTGGGTCAAACTTATGAACCAAATCAGAATACTATTATTCTCGGAGGAACAGATTCCAATCCAGTATTGCAAACATTAGGAATGCAATCTGTAAATGGCAATATCTACTTATCCGTTAAAGATCAAGTTCCAAATCTTTCTTGTGTAAGAAATATTTATGCTGGAACTGGTGATATGACCGCTGGAACCACTGCATTGGTGACTGGTTGTGTTTACCTGGTGTATGAATGAGGTGACGGCATGGCGAAAAATGTTTATATCGGCGCAAGCAAGCAGTTTTCAGTGACAAACCTGCTGGATTACAACGCCTTGTCTGGAAATGACGGAGGATACTGGGGACAGTACACTTTCGGAACGCGCTATGTGGTATGGTCTGCGGCGGCCCCAACCGGAGGGAACCACTCGCTACTGTTTAACCAGAACTTCTCCACCGGGACGGCAGAGGCAACCTATCAATTGACCATCAAGACGGGATATATCAAAGTGCATCTGATACCAAGCCACAAATATTATTTTTCAGTTTATCTTCGTCAGCCATCGGTCGTTGGGTCTTTTGACTGCTACTGGCCCATTGCAGAACCTCCGGTGCTCCAAGGTGTCACGGTTACAGCGGCCAACACATGGCAGAAAAAGAGCACCATTGTAGATCGCGCGTCGTTTTCAGAGGGAGATTACGAGGTCCGCATGGATTTCAACAACCCGACAACGGGAAGCACCTTATATGTTTCCAATTTGGTGCTTGTGGACCTGACAGCAACCTTCGGTGCGGGGGGGGAGCCGGATCAGGCGTGGTGCGACGCCAATCTGGACTTTAATGACACAGCATCGGATTCTGCTGCAGATACGGCAACAATCACAGCCACAGGATCGGTTGCGAGGAGAGCCAAAAATATATACATCGGCGTAGGCGGCAAGGCCCGGAAGGTGAAAAAGGCGTATATCGGGGTCGGGGGAAAGGCGAGACTATTTTATACCTCTACGCTGCCGCCTGCAATCGTGGATTTGTGGAGCACCAATTCCAACGGTGATACCGTCAAGAGCATCACATATGCGAATGGTTACTGGGTTGTTGGTGGGAGCTATCGTCACGCCAATTCAAATGCCACAACTGCTCAAATTGCTTATACCACAAGCGTTAATAGTTCTTGGACAACAGTATCTGTATGGGAGACAACTTCCAACAATAACACTATCAACTGTATTGCCTATGCTAACGGGTATTGGATGGTTGGTGGTGAATATCGCTATAATACCTCAAGCTATAAGGCTCGGATAGCTTATGCAACAAGCCTGGATGGACCTTGGACAATAGTAAACTTGTGGGATAATTACAAATCTGGAGGCGGTGTCAATGACATCACATACGCGAATGGTTATTGGGTAGTGTGCGGCAATTATAGAGGTAATTCCTCAAACCAAGCAACAATTGCATATGCCACCAGCCCCAATAGCGATTGGACAACAAAGGATTTGTGGTCATCAGGTAGTAGTTATGACGGAACAGCTACCGGCATTGCATACGCGAATGGCTATTGGGTGGTAGGTGGAACTTATGAGAATAGCAGTGATGCATTTGGTAGAATTGCATACGCAACAAGCCTGGACGGAACTTGGAAAAAAAAAGATGTATTGGGCGGCGATGGAATAGAGAGGCTTACCTATGCAAATGGGAATTGGATCGTGTGCGGACGAATGTATGGTACCGGTGATTCAGATGCCAGAATTGCATATGCAGCCAATCCATCTGGTCCATGGACACAATCAATCGTATGGAGTGGCTTCCAAGATACTAGAGCTGTGGGCGCAACCTACGCTGACGGTCATTGGGTGGTATATGGCGTACAGTACGAAAATTCCACCTATTATGCCCGCATTGCCTATGCTACAAGTTTAAATGGGCCGTGGACAACCAAAGATTTATGGAATAGTAACAAGAATAAGAACCTTATTTGTGGTATGGATTATGACGGCACATATTGGATGGCTGGAGGGGAATACGCCGATACCACCTATTATTATGCCCGCATTGCATATTCAGCGGACCTGAGCGAATTTGACCAGATTTAAGGGAGAAATGTGTATGACAACAGTTTTATTGGATTCCAACGCATGGCTGCGGCGCGTAACAGGGGTGGAGAAGTTCCATGCAGCGGGGTATTTCGGCAGCCGGGTTACGGCTGGCACCGGGGAGAAGGTGAACACGAAAAGCTACAGCGCAGGAGGCAAGATTATCCCCGTGCTGGGAGACGGGACCTCTGAGCATGCGGTGCAGACCGCCGCCGTGTTCTTCCAGGTGGCGCCGGAAGCAACCCTCTATTCCTTCTCCACCAACACCAGCTTGACGGGTGGGCAGAAGCACTGGGACTTCTTTTCAGACTGCCTGCCCGTCATCGACGAAAAACGGATTTCGAATATCTTTTTCTCGCGGGTTGAGAACAACAAAGAGACCATTAAGAAGCATCGGGAGGTACTGAAGGACAGGCCGTGGCTGAAGGAGTTCTGGGCTGCGGGCAATGATGGAGCGGAGGGCTACAGCAAGCTGTTACAGGTGGAAGATGCCATCGGCGTGGGTGCGGCGGAGGTACTGCGCTCGAACAAGGTCATCGGCGGGCCGAGGGTGTATCCGGCAGGGTATACAAGTCAGACCGATCTCGTCGATTTTGCCGCGCCGGGCAATCCGGGCATCAACATCGCGGCAAGGAAACCCTCTGACCGTGCAGACATTCTGTCGGGCACTTCCTTTGCCGCGCCGTGGCTGTGTGGGATGGCGTGTCTGGTGGACGACTTCTTTCTGGACAGGACGGGGCAGGCCCTTTCAAGAGCGGCAATGGTGCGGTTCTTCAAAGACCACTGCGAGGACATTGGCAAAGCGGGGAAGGACAATCAAAGTGGATTTGGCTTAGTGGTGCTGCCGGAGCCGGAAGAAATTGATATTGAGAAATATGTTGAGGTGAGAAAGATGGAGTTTGCAGATAAAGATAGAATTTCTACCTGGGCAAAAGACGCGGTAGAATTTTGCACAGAAAAGGGCTATATGCAAGGGAAGAGTAATAATAATTTTGATCCAAAATCCCCAATTACTAGAGAAGAAATGGCCGTAGTAATTCAAAGAATTGTAAATAGTCTACAATAAGAAAGGATGTTGTTTGATGATTAACTGGAAGGTAAGATTTAAGAATAAGCTTTGGTTAACTACTTTTATTTTTACAATTATTGCGTTTATTTATCAAGTACTTGGTATGTTTGACATTGTTCCTCCTGTAAGCGAAAATGCCATTACACAAGTAATTGGATATATTATTAATATTTTAGTAGCAATTGGAGTAGTAGTTGACCCAACGACATCTGGCGTTTCTGATAGTGAACTGGCAATGACATATACTGAACCAAAAGAATAAGGTAAAAAATGTTTAAACAAGCAAATAATAAGAATTATGCTAAAGGAAGAACTTCTTCTATTAAGTATATTGTTATTCATTATACGGCAAATAATGGAGACACTGTCTCTGGTAATCTAAATTATTTTGCAAATAATGCAGTACAAGCTTCTGCTCATTACTTTGTGGATGAATCTGGTTGGGGTCAAAGTGTTAAAGACACAGACACTGCATGGCATTGTGGTGCCCAAATCTACAAACATTATGAATGCAGGAACCCCAACAGTATTGCAGTAGAGCTATGTAGTAGAATTGATAGTCAAGGGAATTATTATTTCTTAGATGCAACTGTAAAAAACGCAGCTAATTTAGTTAAGCAACTAATGTCTAAATACAATGTAGACGCAAACCATGTTCTACGACATTATGATGTAACTGGCAAGAAATGCCCTGCACCAATGGTAGACAATATTACATTATGGAATAATTTCTTAGCAATGATAGCAAAAAAGGATGTAGAAGACGATATGACGATAACTGAAGTACAAAATATTGCGCAAGAAGTTTACAACAGCAATAAGAAGATTTATAATAAGCTAGAAGAAGTTCCTTCTTATGCAAAAGAAACTATTGAAAAACTAATGTCTAAAAACATTCTGCAAGGAACTGGTTCTGGATTGAATCTCAATGAAGATATGATTAGAATTCTAGTAATTAACGATAGAGCTGGAATTTACGATTAATTAATTTATAAATAACATATCTTGACAAAGCCTCCTTTTTGTGGTATAATTGAACCATAGAAAGGAGGCTTGTTTTATGAGCAATCATGTAAACGATATGACTAACGAAGAAATTTGGGAAATGCTAGAAAATAAGATGCAAAAGAATGGCTTAATTTCAAAAGCTAGTTTTGTTTGTGTATCCTCTGATAATTATCCAAATAATGAAGTAAAAATTACAAAAACTTATCTTGAAGATGATGTTTACAACGCAATCGCTTTAGCGTATAAAGTAGGTTATCTAAGAAGTCAAAAAGGTCGCCCCTTTAAGATTGGTGAGAAGAAAAAGAAAGGTGGACATTGGGAGTCTGTTGATATTGAGCAAGTGCTAAAGGGCGATTATAAAGTAGTAGAAGATTGTTTTGGCTGGCATTATGAATATTTAGGAACATATAAAAAAGGTGAGGACGGCAAATTTTATCAATGGGTGGAGGATGATGAATGAAAGTAAAGCCTCTACTAAAATCTATTGACCCATCTAATTTCTTAAGCCAATATCTTCAAGCTCTTGGAATCCAAGATGTTGATAAATATCTAAATGCTGGGCTAGATGTGATGGATAGCCCTTTGGATTATCCAAATATGAAGGAAGGGGTTGAGAGGTTAAGAAAGGCGATTGATAATGGAGAGAAGATTGGTGTGTTAATTGATCCGGACGTTGACGGTCAACTATCAGCCGCACTTATCGTCAAATTTCTTCTACGCTTCACAAACAATCTTACGTACTTCTTCCATGTTGGTAAAGGGCATGGCCTTGTACAGAACAAAGAGGAAGATATTGTTCAACAGATTATTCATTCTGAAGTAAAGTTGATAATTATTCCTGACGCTGGATCAAATGATTCTGGTCAATGTGGGATACTAAAAAGTGTTGGCATTGATGTTATAATTTGCGACCACCACGAAGTCACCACACCAAATCCTTACGCCATCATTATCAACCATCATTTAGGCGAAGGATTGAATACAGCATTATCAGGAACGGGCGTGACCCATAAATTCGCAATCTCGTGTGCAGAATCATGGAATATCGACCTTAGAGACCTGTACTACGACCTTGTAGCCACTTCCATTATCTCTGACGTTTGTGACCTTACGACTTTGGAAAATCGAGCCTATGTCAAGTACGGCTTTGAGCATATCACCGACCCTATGCTTGAGTTGATGTTCGCCAAGTTTAATCGCAAAGGCAATAATCCTATTGGCATATCATGGGGAACTGCACCACCTATAAATAGCCTATGTCGTGGTGACGACCAACAAGCCAAGATGGATTTCTTTATGGCGTTGATTGGTAAAGGTGATATGGATGAGGGCATATCAATCGCTCGAAAAGCCCACAACGAACAAACCAAAATCGTCAAGACAATTTATCAAGAAATCGAGCCTGATTTAGACCGAAGCCATAAGGTAATGATTGGATATACAACAGAAGAATACAAAGGATATACAGGGCTGATTGCAAACAAGATAACTGGAAATTTTGGCAAACCGGCCTTGGTTCTGCGTGAACTTAATTCAACCACATGGTCAGGCTCATTACGAAGCCCTGTCGATATTGCGGATAAAATCAATGAAAGCAAGTTGGCGAAGTGTCAAGGGCATCTAAGTGCAGCGGGTATCTTCTTAAAGAAATCCAACCTAAACCGCCTAATCAAATGGTTTGATGCTTTGCCCCTTGACGCTGATCCAGAACGCCAAGTAACTGCTATTCTCAAGCCTAGTCAAATTACCTTACCACTATGCCATGCTTGCAGTGATGATATGGTTTTATGGGGAGCGAGTGAAGGCAATAAAATTGTTCAGCCTAAATTTTATCTTGAATTTGAAACATCGCAAAGTGATATTCAGGTATTCGTTAAGAAAACAACAACTGTCAAGATTACCAAAGACAATGTTAGCTTTTTGAAATTCCAATGTGATGATGAGACGGCACAGTTGTTGCAAAGGGAAAGATGTAAGGTAGCGATGATTATAAAATTGAGTGTAAATGAATGGAATGGAGTTGAATCGCCTCAAGCCATTATAGATACATGGGAAATTGAGAAGATTGAAGAAGATGGATTTAATTTTGATGCTCTATTTTAAATAAATAACCCTTGACAATCCTTCGGTTTTATGGTATAATTGATGTACGGTAAGACCGAAGGATTTTATTTTATTGGAGGTAATGATAATGGTATGGCATGACTGTAAAACTAACCCGCCGAAGAAGGATGGGTGCTATATTGGATATTATGGAAATAAGCTATGGGGAGAAGTATGGTATTATTTTAAACAAAGTTTATGGAAAGATACTTATGATTCAACAACATTTCCTATCAAATGGACAGAAGTTGATTTGTCGGAGGTTGAGTGAATATGCAAAATTCTTCAAAAATACCTAAAACAAATACACCAACTCTAAACCCAAATTATAAACCGCCTATTGGGAATCATATTCCTATTGTTGAAATTATCCACTCTAAAGATGGTGTGTATGATGTTTATATTGATAGCCAATGGCAAGTAAGTCGAAATCATATTGATAATGTATTACAGCATTTAGCTGATTATGTTGGTACTTTCACTTTAAAATTTAAAGATTTGACAATATAAATTATTAGGAGTGTGATGTATATTGAATGAACCACTATGGCAAGATTACCACAAGCATACATCATTATCTAACGTATATACAAAAGACAGCCCACTAATCCATCTTGACTACTGGAACGAACTCAAAGCAAGATATGGTGATAAACCGTGTGCCTATACAACAGTAGAACATGGCTGGGCTGGAAATTATTTCAAGACATATGATGACCTTGAGAAATTTAATAAAAAAAATGGAACCAATATCAAGTTTATTTTTGGTTATGAAGCATATTGGGTCAAAGATAGGCATACAGATGACAAGTCAAATTGTCACATGATTCTATTGGCAAGGAATGATAATGGACGTAAAGCATTGAACAAGATTCTATCTATCGCCAATAAAGATGGATACTATTATCGGCCAAGACTTGACTTGGAATTGATTATGTCGCTGCCACTTGATGATGTAATGATTACAAGCGCGTGCATTGCTTACTGGAATAAATATCAAGACATTGATGATATAACGGCTCAACTTGCTTCTAAATTTCCCTATTTCTATCTTGAGGTTCAACCACATCATACTCAGCAACAGGCCGACTTAAATCGCCATATCCTTGAATTATCAAGTCAACTCAATGTTCCTATTATAGCAGGATGTGATAGCCATGTAATCTTTGAATCTCAAATGAAAGATAGAGACGATTTGCTTGAATCGGCGCATATTAGCTATGAGGATGAGCAGGGCTGGTATCTTGACATGCCAACATATGATGTTCTATTCAGCCGTTTTCAACAACAAGGCGTACTATCAGACGAACAAATCAAGCAAGCCATTGATAATACAAATATACTAATGGATTTTGAGAATATTGTTCTTGATAGGTCGCTTAAAGTACCTGTTGTAAAGTCACTAAAAGACAAGACGCAGCAAGAGCGTAACGAAGAATTTGAACGAATCGTTTGGGATGAATGGAAACAACAGAAGTGGGATATTAACGAAGCTAAACATGATGAATATATCAAAGAAATAAATGATGCTATCAACGAGATAGAATCGTGTAACATGACTGATTATTTTATCTTGTCATATTATGTAATGAAAAATGGACAAGAAAAATATGGCGGAATTTTAACACCAACAGGTCGTGGTTCTGCCGTTGGTATGTATATCAACAAGCTGCTAAGATTGACTAAAGTAGACAAAGTTAATAGCTCAGTTGAGATGTACCCTGAGCGATTCTTGACAAAGGAACGTGTGCTTGAGAGCCATACTCCACCAGATGTGGATAATAATGTCTCGTCAAGGAATGAGTTCATTCAAGCTCAAAAAGATTTAATTGGCGAACTTGGAACTTATGACTTGCTTGCTCTCGGCACATTGAAAGCAAAGGCAGCATGGAAAATGTATGCAAGAGCTAATGGTATTGACCCACAAGTAGCCAATAAAGTATCGTATCAAATTAGTGATTATGAGCAAGCTAAGAAACACGCAGATAATCCAGACGATGTAAATATCGAGGATTTCATTGCACCTGAATTTAAGGATTTATTTGAAGGATGCAAGCGATATCTTGGGATTTATGATAATCGTAAAGCGCACCCTTGCGGCTGTTTGGCATATTCGGGTGATGCAGAGGCCGATATTGGTGTTATTTTGTGTAAATCTGAAGCAACAGGAAATGAAGTTCTAACATCCGTTATCGAGTCAGGTACTATTGATGCTTTTGGTTATCTAAAGCAAGACTATCTAATTGTAGACTCTATCGGTTTGACATATGATATCTATAAAGAAATTGGAATCGAGCCATATACTGTAAACCAACTTCTTGATAAAATAAAAACAGACGATGCTACATGGAATATCTATCGTGATGGCTTTACTCAATGCGTAAATCAATGCGAACAACCCAAATCAACACAAAAAGTCATGCGATATAAACCAAAGAATATATCTGAGCTTACTCAATTCATAGCCGGTATTCGCCCTGGCTTTCAATCTATGTACCATCTGTTCGAATCTCGCCAACACTTTGAGTATGGTATCAAAGCACTTGATGATTTGATTCAAGATGAATATCGTACATCATCTTTTATTATCTATCAAGAAGATTTGATGAAAGTGCTTGAATTCGCTGGATTCCCTATGGCTGAGACATATACTATTATTAAAGCAATCAGCAAAAAGAAAGATTATATAATCAAGGAAGCCAAGCCAAAGTTCATCTTTGGATTTGCCAAGGCTATTATGGATACAGGCGAAACAGATGATAAAAATAGAGCTAATGATTTGGCAGAAAAAGTATGGCATATCGTAGAAGACAATGCAAGCTATTCTTTTAATTCAGCACATGCTTATTGTATGGCGATTGATAGTGTCACCATAGCATATCTCAAAGCCCATTATCCTCTTGAATTCTACAAGTGTGTACTTCAACGATTCTCGAACAAAGGCGAGAAAGACAAGGTATCCCTCATTAAACAAGAAGCAATCAAGCGTGGCATAGCAATCAAAGAAATTAAGTTCGGTGACGATAACCGTCAATTTAATATTGACCATGAGAATAATGCTATTGTGCAGAACATGGCTGGCATTAAGAATATGCCCAAAGTAACACCTCAAGCCCTATATGAACTTGGACAATCTGGCATAAATACAAGAACACAATTATATCAAGCCTTAATAGGCGATCCAAGAATCAATGCTAAAGCAATCGACATTTTGTTCAAACTTGATTATTTTTCTGCATTTGCACATCCTAATAGATTACTTACAGAGTTTGAGATATATAATAAATATATTGATTCTAAAGTTATATCTAAAAAGAATCTAACAGAAGAACAGATTGACTTGCTAAGGGATATTGGAGCAAAAGAAACTACAACACAATTTAGAAACTTTGATAATATGGGACTAATCAAGGCTCTGATTAAAGCAAAATCAATTCCCAAGACCTCTATATATCAAAGAATCAAGTGGCAGATTGAATTTCTTGGATATTCAACGATCAATGACCCATCTATTGACCCGTCATATTGGATGGTAGTAGATGTAGAATCAGGCCCATATGAACGAAAGGATGCTACACTATATAGCATCTGCTATGGTGTTACAAGGCAATATAGGCTCAACAAGAAATTCAATGCTAAACATGAGATGCAACCATTAACATTGATTCAAGCAGTAGTACATGAGAAGCCAAAAATGAAAAAAAATGAAGATGGCAGTTTCTCAGTAGTTCCTAATGAATTTGTTAAAGAAGTAAAATGCTGGAAGGAATTTGAAATTAAATAAAAAATTCTACTGGACAAATTAACTACAATATGGTACAATACACAATGAAGGAGGCGATGGCTCAATATGAGCAAAGCAATTTTAATTATTGGTGAGTCAGGTTCTGGAAAAACTACATCACTTCGGAATCTACCACCAGATGAGACATTCTACATTGATGCAGATGGAAAGGGCTTGAGTTGGAAAGGTTGGCGCAATCAGTATAACAAGCAAAAGAAGAACTATATCAAGACAGATGATCCTGATATGGTTTACAACATCATGAGAGAAGTTCATGAAAAACAAAAGCAATTCAAGTATTTAGTTATTGATACTCTCAATGGGATTATGGTTGGAGATGAGATGCGCAGAACCAAAGAGAAGGGCTATGACAAATGGATGGACTTGGCTCAATCTGTATTTAACATTGTTGATGTAGCTAACAAGCTACGAGACGATTTGACCGTAATTCTTCTTGGCCATGCTCAGACAAGCGATGATGGGTTCACTTGTCTATTAACTAATGGTCGTAAGCTAAACAAGATTAAACTTGAATCTAAGTTAACTACGGTACTACTTGCTAAAGTACATGACGGCCAGTATGTATTTGAAACTAAAGCCCATAATAGCACGGCTAAGACTCCAATGGGTGCCATTGAAGAAGATGAAATCCCAAACGATATTGTGCCAGTAATTAAGGCACTTGAAGAATTTTAATAAATGATTAAATGATTTGAAAGGAAATTAAACATGAAGAAGATCAACAATTGGGAAGATGTACAAGAGCCTACTAAGTTCAAGCGCCTTGCTCCCGGCGGCTATATTTGCGCCATTAAGGATGTAAAGGATGTGCCTGAGAAGGAATATCTTGAGGTATGTTTTGATATCGTCAAGGGTGATGAGAAGGGTTATTTCCAGAAGCAATATGATAATGATACTCGTAAAGATAAGAAGTGGCCTAATGCTGGTATCCTACGCCGTTCTTATAGTGACAAGAGCGCATCTTTCTTTAAAGGCTTCATTACCTCTATTGAAAAATCTAATAAGAACTTCACTTGGAATTGGGATGAAAGCAAGCTAAAGAATAAATATTTTGGAGCTGTTATTGGCGAGGAGGAATATCTTACTCAAAAGGGTAAGAAGGGTGTAAGAAACAATGTAGTATTTGTTTATTCTACTGAGACTATTGAGAATGGTGATTTTGAGATTCCTCAACTAAAGGTACTTGATGCAACTAAGGTATCTAATCAATCTGCCAAGTCTGAGTTCAAGAGTCCGTTTGATGATGATGTCAATGATACAGATGGGGTAGAAACTGATTCTCCCTTCGATGATAACGAACCCAGTCCTTTTGATTAATAATGAACTTACTTAATAAGTTTACACTAATTGGCTATTTATCAGAGATTAGAGTAGATTTATTCAGAAGCCATATCAAGGCCAAATTGTCCATTGACTTACAACATCATAACATAACTTGCTATGCTACAATATCAAGACGATTTAACAAGGAATGGTATCACGAGTTTGAAGTCTTATTATCTCGATTAGTGCCGAAACAAGATGGTTGGGTGTATGTAAATGGCGAACAATATTATAGGATGGATTCATACGCTCAACCATCTTGCCTATTTCTAAGCGGAAATATCGGTTCATCTGGAGATATGATATTTTTTAATTTTGAATATTGTAAGATTTTGAATGAGCAATTATCATCATCTGTTTCTATTGAGATTGAAGGGCAATTTGTAGACGAGGATAAATTCTTGAATATCGTCTCAGATTCTCCAAGGATATTCAATCTTAAGCGCCATAATCAAGCTATAGATGGAAAGATATACAAGGCATGGCTACAATACAATCCATCATATAGAATACAGGATGATACAATTTATCCTGTTGATATAAGCAAATTGACATTAGCAAGAATTGAACAAACGAAAAAACAAATCACAGAAGAGCAGTTGCAAGATTATCTACTTGAATGGAAAATAATTAACAACCAATAAGATAGGAGGCTTCAGGCAATGGTGACGATAACTTGTAGGGTGTGTAAGACCAAAGTAGACAAGGATGTTGCTATTTGCCTGAAGCCTAAAATCTATGTATGTTGTGAAGAATGTAAAGAACAGTACCTATCAAAAGAAAATAACAAAGTCAACAAAAGTAAAGATTCACAAGATAGACAGGAGTTCATTGCTTACTTAAAGTCAATATGCAGTCAAGAACTAAACTACAAGATTATTGGTTCGATGTTAAAAAAGATAATGAAGGATAATCCTTTATTTACATATAATGGAATGAAATATACACTATGGTATATCCATGATGTATTAAATATAAATATAACAGGTGTTGGCATCATACCATACTACTACGATGAAGCCAAACGATATTACAATAAGAAGAAAAAAATAAAACAAGCAATCAAACAATCAAATATTCGTAAAGACACAAAAACGATATGTAGAAAAATAAAGCGAATAGAAGATGAGAATGTATTTGATTAAGGAGGGTTGACATATATTATATGACCAATCAAATGCTCGATTATTAATTGGGGCTTTTTTGATTAACCCTCAACTAATGATTAGCGGCAAATATAATCTATCCAAGTTCGACTTTGAGCCAATGGAATTTCATCTTAGATTATATCAAGCCACTTTTTTATTAGCAAAACATGGCGCAAAATCAATAGATGCTATCAATATATATAATCTTACAGAAAACAAGCCACGCATTAAACAACTGTTCGACCAAAACAATCTTATTGATTTTGTAGACACAATCAAGCAATTAACGAATATTGACAACATTGACCTATATTATCAAGAAGTAAGAAAGAATTCAATCCTAAGAAAATATAGGGACTCAGGATTTGATATATCAAGATTTGAGGGCAATGTTGAATCATGCACAATCAAAGATGTAGTTGATTATTTTGATGGATTGCAGATTGGTGTTAAAAAGCAATTCTTTGTTGATAAAAATATAATTGAAGCTAAAACTGGTGATGGATTTGAAAAGATTAAAGAGGAATTTAAGGCCGAGCCAATGTATGGTTCTACTACATTTAGCAAATATCTAAATGAAGCGGCAAGAGGTTGGTTAAGAGGCCAACTATCTTTATATTCTATTGGTAGTGGACTTGGTAAGAGTACAATTGGTTTATATAATCTTGTTCAAGTATGTTGCCCCTATATATGGGACGATGAACAAAATCAATATATTAAAAATCCATGTTATCAATATAGTGCTGGATTATATATCCAATTTGAGATGGACATCGAGCGAGAAATCACGCCTAAAATTGTGGCATCAATTAGTGGTGTTCCAACATACCATATTCTGAACGGACAATATGAAGAAGGCGAAGAAGCAAGAGTAGATAGAGCCATTGAAATTCTGCATGAATCTGAAATATATACTGTCACAATGCCATCATTTACCACAAGCACCATTGAAACATATATTCGTGATTATGTAATAAACAAGCAAGTAGGATTTGTAGTATATGATTACATCACAGAAGGTCCATCTATTTCAAGTGATATAACATCTCAAAATAAAGTACAAATACGCTCTGACCAAGTGTTGTCTGGATTGGCAAGCAAACTAAAGGATTTGGCAGTTGAATATAATGTAGCCATTCTAACATTCTCACAAGTAAACGCCAATGCTTATAATCAAGAAATACTTGACGCAAGTTGTTCTGCTGGTAGTAGGTCAATGCAAAACAAATGTGATGTAGCTGGGATTATTATGCCTCCAAGGAAACAAGAGCTTGAAGTATGTGATATGATGATGGAAAAATATAGTGGGAATAGTAAAATTAAACCAAATAGAATTATTCATCTATATAAAGTACGGTTTGGAAGTTATGAACAAGGCATTAAAATATGGTTATATCTTGATCTAAATACTGGTCATGTAACAGATTGTTTTGTTACTACTAAATATAATCAACCATATGATATTAGTAAAACAAATTTGATATATAGGGAATAAAAACTATGGCAGATAGAAAGATTGATTTTGAATATATCAAGCAGCAAATAGATACTGACCAAATCATATCCATCATGGATAGTCTTGGAGTTTCATTTATTAAGCAAGATAATAGGCAAATTATATTCTATTCTATCTGCCATCATCCTAACGATTTTTTGCAACACAAGCCAAAGTTGTATTATTATATTCAATCAAAGTCCATGTTCTGTTATGTTTGTGGATTCAATGGCGACATATTCTCTCTAGTTCAACATATACTCAACTATGATAGTGTTATTCAAGCAGTTGAGTATGTGTGTAACATATGTAAGATAGATATATCGACTTGTCAAATTAAGCCAAATATTGACCAATGGCAATCAATAAAAAAATTCTTGCCAAATTATGAGCAAAGTAAACAAGAACTTGTAGTATATGACAAGAGTGTACTTGATTTATTTAAACCATTGACTCATGTGTCATGGATAGATAATGGAATATCAAAACAAGCAATGGCGAAGTTTAATATAGGATGGTATGCAAGAAATGAACAAATTACCTTGCCTGTGTTTGATGTAAATGGCGATTTAGTTGGTATTCATGCAAGGAATACAAGGCAACAATTAGTTGATAAAGGATTGAAATATCAGCCATTGAAGACACTAAATGGTGAATATAAATTTCCTACTGGTCAAGTGCTGTATGGATTATATCAAAACCAAAATGCTATAAAATCGAGTCATAGCATTATATTATTCGAGGCTCCAAAATCCTGTTTGCAGATGCAGGATATACTTGGCAACAACAACATATCATGTGCAATGTTTGGTTGGAATTTCAATAAGGTTCGCCGTGATATGCTACTCGACATTGGCGTTAAGACCGTAACCATAGCACTTGATAAACAATATCGATCACAGGATGATAAAGAATTTAATATATATGTAAATCAAGTCAAGAAAATAGCAAGATTATTTTTACCATATTGTACTGTATATGTAATATATGATAGACATGGGTTGCTTGAATATAAGGATTCTCCAAGTGATAAAGGTAGTGAAGTATGGCGGAGATTGTGGAAAGATAAAATACAAATTAAATAAATTTCTTCTTGACAACCTTCTTATCTTATGGTATAATGGCTATATCAAAGATAGGAGGGTTTGTTTTATGTGCGAATGCAAAGAAGGTGATACTCCACAATGCTCGTAACTTGCCGTATAACAAAGCAACTATACAATGACATTGCATCTGGCTTCAAGATTCTATCTTGCAAACCAAAGAATAAACCAAAGGGTCTTGTATTAAGCCAATATGGTACATTCACAATCAATGGAAATAATCTATCTGGTTTATCTGTCAACCAAGAAGTTGAACTTGATATTGTATCATCCTACTCCTCGAAATATCCTGAATCATATCGTGTAGTTAGCTTAGGCGGAATTAAACCTAATGGCGAAAAAATTGATGTTAATCCAAAGAAAGAACTTAATATTCTATCTGGATTTATGGCCGTAAACCAAGCCAAGAATGTAAATGAAGCCTATCCAAATTTTGTATCTATGGTGCTAAACGGGAAAGAAGGCGAACTTGATTGCAAAAAAATTCATGGTGTTGGCCCAAAATATCTAAAAGATTATATCTCAAAAGTAAAGTCAGCATATTACTATATCCGATTTATTCCAATCGTCACTAAATACGGCATTGATGATATAAATATTGCTCAAAAACTATCTATTTTATATGGTTCACCAAATGAACTGCACGAAGACATGGAATCGCATCCATATCATGTATTCATTGATGTACTTGATATGTCATTTACCAAAGCAGACAAATTGATTATCAAGGGTCGCCAACAATTTATTGATTCACCTGAGAGATGTGAATACGCTTGTATTGACTTATTAAAGAAAAATGAAGCTGTTGGAAATACAAGAATCAATGCCAGTAAATTGGCTTCACTAGTATATGATATAGCGCCTGAAACATTAGATAATATCGTATCTGTTGTATCAAATAGTAAACGAATCCATTATGATGCATCAAGCAAGCAAATAAGTCTTGAATCAACTTATCAAGCCGAACAACTAATAACCGACAATATTCAATATAGACTTAAGAATCCAACTATCATGAGTATGAAATGGCAAGATTATATTGAAGTGGCCGGCTTGAAATTGACAGAAGAGCAACAGGCTATTTTGCAAGTGGCACAAGATAATAATGTAATAATATTAACTGGAAGTGCTGGTAGCGGAAAGACAAATACAATGAAGGCCCTAATCTATATGCTCGAAGATAATGGATATTCCTATACTATGCTATGCCCAACTGGAACGGCTGCTCAAGTATTGTCTCGTGCAACAGGCCGTCACGCCTCTACAATACATATGTTCTTAGTAAGTAATATTGAATGTGGAGATTTCTTGATTCTTGAAGAATCTAGTATGATTGGCGTTGAGCTGCTTGCTATGTTGCTTGGCTCTATCCCTAAAGAAACTAAGATTATCTTCATTTGTGACCCAAGCCAACTTCCATCTATCTCGTGTGGTAATATTGTCCATGATATTCTTGAATCTCATAAAGTACCAAATGTTAACTTGACTAAAATATTCCGATATAATTCAAGTGGATTGATTACAGTAGCAACAGATACTCGCATGGGTAATCCTAGTAGCTTTACTAACCAATATAGTGACTACAAGTTTATTGAAGAATCGAGCGAGCCTGTTAAACAAGTAATTGATGAATATGAGAAACTATTATTTCAAGGATATAGTAAGAACGATATTCTAATCCTGTCGCCATATAATAAAGGAATCGCTGGAACATATGCCATAAATCAAGCAATCCAAGCCAAATTTAATCCTAATCCGCTACTTGATATTTCTTATAAGAGAGATTCTACTACTATCCAATTCTCTATTGGTGATAGAGTAATTAACAAGAAAAACAATTATAGCGTTCCTGTATTGAAAATGGGCACTATGGGATATGAAGAAACAGGCGAATTAATGTTTGTAGCTAATGGCTCGATTGGGGTAATTTTGGCCGAATATTATGAAGATGACAAAGCCTGTTTCGCCATTCAATTTGATGATGAAGTTGGTAAGTTTAAAGGGCCTGAGATTGCTAACTTGCTCTTAGGATATGCCGTATCTATTCATGCAAGCCAAGGCAATCAAGCCAGAGTCGTAATCGTTGTAGTAAGCAAAGAGCACAAGCGCATGATTAACCGTAATTTGCTATATGTAGGGTTTACAAGAGCACAAGAGCATCTAACTGTTATTGGAAATAAAAGAGCGATTGAAAATGGCATGAAAATAGAAGAAACGGCGATTAGAAATACATGGTTAGGAGATATGTTGAAAGGAGGTAAATAAATGAAAATTATGGTATCTGAAAATGTAACTCATTTTCATGAAGTTGATTTATCAGAAGAACTTGATGTGGAACAAATTATTGAAATGGCAAATAGGCTTAAAAAAAGATGTGATACCGGATATGAAGCCGTGTCAACTGTTCTTGAAGCTTATAAACAAAAATTTGGATTTGATTACAAAGTTATTCCAAATGCTTGTGGAATAGAATGTGAAGAAATTAACTATGAATATGAAATTGAAGAATAATTAATAATTTATTTACAAATTATACTTGATTTATTTATATTTTTGTGATATAATAAATATTCTTTCATTTATGGGAGGTGATGTAAAGTGCCAACATTATTTAGTACAGGGTGTCCAAAATGTCAAATTCTTAAAAACAAACTAAAGCAAAAAAATATTGAATATATTGAAGTAAATGATACTCAACAAATGCTTGATATGGGTCTAAAATCTGTTCCTTGGTTAGAAGTTAATGGGGAAATGATGGATTTCAATCAAGCAAATAAATGGATTAACGAACAATGAGGAGGAAGTATAATTTGGATATTACACTGAAACTGTCTAAAGATTTTGAACGTTGTCTTGAAGACTTAAAGAAAAAATACGGAGAAGATTTTGAATACATTAATGGTATTCATCCCAGCCAGCTCGATTTCTCTGAATTTATTGATAAATTTGTAGACAAAGATACGGTAGCAGATGCTTCAGTAGACCCTAATGCCAATGCTAATCATAAAGATATTCGTAGCTTTATGACGGAGAAAGGCAAAAGCGAAGATAAACTTTTTGGTCTGAATAAAATTTTTCTTACTATCAAAAAGCAATGGGGACTTCGTACCGCAAAGCAATGGCTTGAGCAAGAATTTAGCAAAGGCTTTTATCTAAATGATAGTACATCTGCAAGTTATTTCCCTTATTGCTGGGCAAATGACTTAACACGACTTGCTACTGAAGGACTTTTCTTCCTAAATAAGTACAACCATCAACCCCCTAAGCACCTAACTACTTATTTTGATGATGTAATTGAATTTACTTCTTTCCTATCTAACCGTCAATCTGGTGCTGTTGGTCTACCCAATGTAATTATTTGGGCATGGTATTTCTGGAAAAAAGATGTTGAAGAAGGATACTATATGAAAGACCCTGAATATTATGCTCGTCAACAATTCCAGAAGTTTATTTATCGTCTAAATCAGCCTTTTTTGAGAATCGACCAAAGCGCGTTCACAAATGTATCCATCTTTGACCGGCCTTATCTTGAATCTCTATTTGGTGGAATGGAATTTCCCGATGGAACATATGCTATTGACCATATTGAAGATTTAATTGATTTCCAAAAAGTTTTTATGGATGTAGTTAGTAATATTCGTGAAGAGAACATGTTTACTTACCCAGTACTCACATATTCTCTTTATTACAAAGATGGAAAGTTCCAAGACGAAGATTTTGCTCGTTGGTGTTCTAATCATAATATTAAATGGTCCGACTCAAATTTCTTTGTAAGCGATAACATTGGCGTTCTATCCAATTGTTGCCGTCTACTATCTGACACTTCTAAACTAGACGCTTTTATTAACTCTATTGGTGGCACAGCCCTAAGTGTAGGGTCTTGCCGTGTAAGCACTATTAACCTTGCCCGTATTGCATATGAATCCAAACTAAATAAAAAGAAGTATCTTGACATTCTTCGTGAGCGTATTCTTCTTGATTGCAAAGCACTAACCTCTATGCGCCACATTATTAAACGTAACATTGAAAAGGGCTTACTTCCTAATTACCAAGACGGCGCTGTTGAACTTGATAAGCAATTTTGTACCATTGGTGGTATTGGGATGTATGAAACCATGGATATGTTTGGTTTAATCAATACTGATGAACTTGGGTACAAATCTTATTCAGATGAAGCTGTTACATTTGCAACTCAAATCCTTGATGTAATGAATGAAGTTAAGGATAATTTTGAATGTGACTTTAGCTTTAATATTGAAATGATTCCTATTTTCTGTGGGAATAAAGTGGCATAATACATAATCCACTTTAAGTAAACCCTTTCTGATTGACTTGGAACTCCCCAAAGGGGAGGACAGGGCGCAAGCGTAATGGTAGCGTGAACGACTAAGTGAAAGGGCACCATTGTTAAATTGCGATGGTGATGCGATAGTCTGAACATGAGGATATTGAAACTCATGAGTATAGTTTAACGACTATACCGCCAAACTTACACTCAACGAAAGAGTATAAATAAAGGATGATATAATGAAAATTACAAAATCAATTTATAACAGTAATGGAAAAGTTATTGGAGAAATAATACAAAACAATCAAGAAATAATTGTAAACAACTATAAAAACCCAATTTTATATATTAAAGATAAAAAAGTATTAGGTTTGTTTAATCAAAGAAAAATTTCAGATGAAGACATTGTTTATTTATGGGATGAATATGAGCTAACTATTGGAGAAATTGCCGCAATTGTTGGTGTTGTATATAGCAATATTAACAAAAGAATCAATCTTCTACAAACTAAAAAATCAAAGAAATCTGGCAGAAGAAATAGCTCGTATGGTACAACCTTTTCTAAAGAAAGAAAACAAAACATTTCTAATGGACAAAAACAAGCATATAAAGAAAATGGTTTCCATGCTGGAAGATATAAAAGAACAGAAGAAATTAAAAACGCAATTTCTTGTGGCGTAAAGGCCGCATATGAAAGAGGCGATTTAGACGGTTCTAAAAATGCTAGAAAAGGTTGGAAAAAAGGTAAATACTCTAATGTAAATTTTAAGAGAGGGATAGGTGGATATATAACTTCAAAGAAAACTCAAAAAAGATTTTTCTTTAGAAGCTTGCTTGAATTGTGTTTTATTCTACAATTAGAAAAAGATAAAAAAGTACAATGGTATGAATATGAACCAATTCATATAGAATGCGATGATGGGACAATATATACACCTGATTTCCTTATCAATCATAAATATCTTATAGAATTAAAATCCTATAATTTTATTTATAAACAAAAAGGAAATATACAACTCAAGTTCGAGAACAAATGTAAACAAGGAGAACAATATGCTAAAGAAAAAGGATTAATTTTTAAAGTTATCTTTGACAAAGATATTGGTTTTGATAGCGCAGTTTACAAACATATCATCAAAAAAAGTAAAGATTTAATAACTTATGATATTAAATTTTTACAGCCAGAAAGAGTTTGGTCTTAAAAGTAACAGAGTGGCTGAAAATTGCGCTGGTGTTATGGCAACAGCTAACAACCTTCTATTTGAAGATGACCGTTACTGGATTCTATCTAATCAGTGGATTCCTCTAATGGAAAAGTGTACGATTCAAGAGAAGTGCCGTCTTGGTTCTCTATTTGATAAGAAGTGTGGGGGTGGATGCATCGCTCACATCGACATTGAGAACCGATTCCCCAATGAAGAGACTGCATGGGATATGCTTAACTATGTTGCTTCTCAAGGCGTAATTTATTTTGCTTTTACTACTAAAATTTCTGTATGTGAAAATAAACACGCCTTTATTGGAACTAAAGAATGCCCTAATTGTGGTAAACCTGTAGCAGATACTTATGCAAGAGTGGTAGGGTGAACGTGTACTGCCCAATTTGATGGTAACATCTTAACGCCACTATAAATAAAGTAACTCCGAATAACAGGGGAAGCCCTTAGAGCCTATATTACCAAGCCCCAAAGGTGGCAACTCTAATCAAGTTGGTATGGTAAAAATATATAGGATTGGGTAATCCTGTGGCACAGATTAAAAAAAAATAAGGCCGCAACGACTACCAAGGAGTATCCAAATTGGATAATGGTATAGTCTAATCCCTTTATAAATATTGCGAAAGCAAGGGTATAAATGTCTACACTCCCGTAAGTAGCTATCAAAAAATTCGTAAACGAGAATTTAACAGTCGTAAGTGGTATGATGTTCTCTCTAAGAACGAGGTTATGTGATGAGAGTCAAAGCCATTGTTGAAGAAGACTTCATCAACTACAAACTTCCTTCCATGTTCATTCCAACTTGTTTCTGCGATTACAAGTGTTGCACAGAACTAGGGCTTGATATAGGGGTGTGCCAAAACGCACCCCTTGCCCAATCTGAGAACATTGAGATTCCAGATCAAATCATATATGAACATTTTGTGAACAACCCTATCACCAAAGCAACTGTAATTGGTGGTCTTGAACCAATGATTCAAATAAATGAAGTCATTGATCTAATCAACTTATTTAGAAATCAAGGCGAAGATTGTCCTTTTGTTATCTATACGGGTTATTACCCTAATGAAATATCTGAAGAATTAAATTTATTAAAAAAATATAAAAATATTATAATTAAATTTGGACGATATATCCCGAATCGTCCCAAAAAATATGATAATATACTTGGTATTGATTTGGTTTCAGACAATCAATACGCAGAGGTGATTAGTTGAAAATCAAACTAACTGATGATGTTGAACTTCGTAAACAAATTCAGCAGGCATTAAAAAATAATGAAAATTATTGCCCTTGTCGTCTCGAAAGAACAGAGGATACTAAATGTATATGCAAGGATTTTAGAGAGCAAAAATCAGGTGTTTGTTATTGTGGGCTTTACATAAAGGAGGAAGACTGATTGCCAAAAATTACAAATACAGAAGTATACGGACTAGAACGATCTATCCGAACAGCAAAATATCCTAAATCAGTAAATATTGACAACCTTAATTCTGATCTTACTGAAGGAATTAAATCATGTGCTAATTGCAGAACAGGAGAAGGCCATGATAATTTTCTTAAAGGAATTATTGTTCAATTTGATCTAACTTTTAGCAATAAAGCTTGGGTTGAATTACAACGCTATCATTTCATCGACTTTGTGTCAAGTCAGTCCACTATGCACAAGATTACAAAATTTGATATTAAGCAACAATGTAATCGTTATGTAGACCCAAGAATTATTGATATTGTACAGACAAAAATCAACGAATATAACCGACTACAGTCCTTACCTGTCACTGATGATCTTAACTCAACTTCACAGCGCCAAGATATTCTTAATGAACTATATCTTGAAATTTTGTATAATGTCCCTGCCGGTTTTGAATTAACGGCTGCTATGACTACTAATTATCAACAACTCAAGACCATCTATCAACAACGTAGACACCATCGTCTAAAAGATTGGGAAGTGTTCTGTAATTGGTGCTTAACCTTACCACTATTCAAAGAATTATGTATCGACCGTAATAATTAAGGAGGAAAATTAAATGAAGATTCGCCTAGACCTATCTGCCCAAAACCTAATGGAACTAAATGACCCTGAAACCGCTTCTGTTGTTATGGCTCAAGCCCATGATATGCTAAGTAAGATTTTTGATGAAAAGGATAGCCTGATTAAGTGTAGCATTGCTGTAGATGATAAGGAGTAAATAATGAATCAAATTCAAATTATTTATCATGACCCTAATATGCCTAAGCTCGAATTTATTGAAGGTAAGTCTGATTGGATTGACCTGCGGGCAAGATTTGGTGGTTCGTTCAAAGCTGGTGACTTCGCCTTAATTGACCTTGGCGTATCCATGAAACTACCCGAAGGCTATGAGGCTCATATCGCCCCTCGTTCATCCACATTTAAGAATTACGGCATTATTCAAACAAATAGCGTAGGCGTTGTGGACAATAGCTACTCAGGAACCAATGACATTTGGAAAATGCCTTGTTATTTTACTCGTGATGCAACAATAAAACCATATGACCGCATCTGTCAATTTCGCACAATAAAGAAAATGGAACCAATAGAATTTATTGAAACAAATTGTTTAGATTCTGTTGATAGAAACGGTTTTGGTTCTACTGGTATAAACTAATCAATCTACATATAAAATTAAATATTTTGTTTATAATATCAATTAAATTAACACAAAGTAAAAAAAAGGGCAAGATTATTTCTTGTCCCTTTTTAATATCATCTTGACAAATGTCACGACATATGATATAATGTAGCTACATTAAGAAAGGAGAGAATAATTATGAAAATTCTTTTTGATTGTGATGGCGTTATTAATAATTTTCAAGAACATCTATTAAATCATTTAAATAAAATTCACAATACAAATTATAAATTTGAAGATATTACTCATTATGACTGGTTGCCAAATACTTTTGAAAACTGTTGGGTTCCAATTGAAGAAAAGTCTTTCTGGGATACTATTACCGTTTATCGGGAAGCAATTGATACAATAGAATCACTAGTTAAAAATGGACATGCTATCTATCTAGCAACAGCATCGCATTTTACTCCAATTCTTGGTTATAAAATTACAAAAATGTTAAGTTATTTTGATACAAATTTAGTAGGAGAAAGAAATGTTATTGTTGGTAAAGATAAATCTATGATTATGGGGGATTTACTTGTTGATGACTTTCCTACAAATTTGGACAAATTTAAAGGAATGACAATTTGTTTTTCTCAACCATGGAACAAAACTTATGATAAAACAAAAAGAACAAACAACTGGAAAGAAATTGAATCAATTATTAATCATATTTAAAAAAGTAAAAAAAATAGGGACAGACTCAATTAAGAATCTGTCCCTATAATTATATTAGCCACCAGCAGAAGTTAAAGTAGCTTGAACGATTTGGTCACTATCAGCCGTAACTTGCTGAGTAAATTCTTCATAACCAGCAGCAGTTACAGTCACAGTATACTCTTTATCAATGCCATCGAGAGGATATACATTAGTAAGACCAGCAAAAGGTTCTACAGGTTCCCCACCAGAAGCCAATTCAACAGTAATAGTATATTCAGCTTCAGGAGGATTAATAAGAACCTCTAATAAATGTCTATCAATAAAATCAAGAACGCCCTTATCGTCTTTACTAAAAAAGCGCCCGTCGCAATCAATACCACATGATGTACGAACGATATTGGCAAGAGGAATATCCACATCAACACCAGCGGAAGTAAGAAGACACTTGCCGTCATGTTTTACAGTTTCAAAAAGAGTGGCATCCCATAGTTGACCACAAGGAGTTGTAGTTTCAGTTAAAGGGTTGTCGCTATGAACATCAACAAGAGTAATGATGCCATTTCGAATTTCAAAGGTATCAGAATTTAATTTAATGCCACCACAAAAGTTTGCCATTTACTCACTTCCTTTAACTATTTGCAATCAACCCAGCGGCACGAAGAGAAGCAAGTAGAGCATTGATGGTTGTAATAGCATCAGCGGCTTCAGAACCAGATGCATCAGGGACGGCCACACCTTGCTTAGAAGGGCCAGCAGGCCCTTGGGGACCTTGTATACCGGAGTCTCCTTTGGGTCCTTGAGGGCCAGCAGGCCCTTGTTGTAGTACAAAGTCTAGCACAGCAGCAGTTTCATTACCAGAGTTGGTTACAGCAGGAGCATCACCGCTAGATACAGAGCCAATCTGAATAGTAGCGGCTTGTCCAGCAGGACCTTGAGGACCAGCACCACCACCGCCAATAACAGACAAAACTTTATCTTTGTTAAATTTTAATGTGCTATCATCTATATACCAACCACCACACGGGATTTTGGTTTCTGCCATTTAAATCATCCTTTCTTAATTATTATCAAATATGTAATATTGTCTAGCAAAAATATTTGTCGTTTCTGTACTTTTTAAAGTTACAGTATAACCGTAAATTACTACCATTTAGAATAATAGTTTCATTGTTTACAAAAATTGATTTTTGGTCTGTACTTAACCTATAATATTTATTAAATCTTAATTGTGTTTGATAAGCCTCTCTTCCTAGCGTAGTTAATCATATCCGCCTCTATTATATGCCAATCTTAGTTAATAAATAAGTAACTATGCCGCCAATCGTTAACATCATAATTTTATCAATAATTGAATCCCATCTTTTAGCTGGTTTTAACTGTTGATTTTCTTGCCATTCTAACATTTTTGAAATATTATTATCCATATTTTTCAATTGTTCATCTAATTTAGCGTCTCTTGCTATTTGCGTTCTTTGCCAGATATAAAAATCTTCATGAAATTTACTAGACTTATTTCTCCACTCTTCTAAATCATCAATTCTTTTTTTTAAAATTGCAGCTTCTGCTAATCCCAAGCAATCTTTTTCCGGATCAATAATACATTTATCTATCACATAACCCCTCCTCTATTATTCATAAACCAAATACATCTTCCCTGTAGCTAATGCACTCGATCCAGCCGTTAAATCTTTTGTACTATATGTATAATTAGGCGCAGCACCTATATCATTTAAAATTTGGCTAGGAGTTCTATAATATACCCAACCGCTACCATCAAAAACACAAATCCCTTTATAGCTGCTAGAACCTAAATTAGTGGTGGCAGTAGATTGTAACCAAGTTCCTGTTAAATATTTACCAGTCAAATTTCCTGTTAAAGTACCACCAGCCGTAGATAAGGCTCCAACATCTGAGGCCGACAGTGTGATATTACTACTCAGGGGCTTTCCGTTAACCGTTCTGCTAGTTGGAACTTTACCATTTAATTGTGTTTGAATACTAGACGAAACACCATCAAGATAATTAATTTCTTGTGTCGTTACAGTAGCACCATCTAATTTATTTAATTCTGAAGCAGTTGCCGTAATCCCTAAATTGCTCAAAGTTGGAACCCAAGTATCTGGCCTAGCCCCTATATCACTTGCATCCAAATTAATAGCGCCTTTCATTCCATTAACAGAAGTTACAGGATAAGGAGGCGGATTGTTAGAAGAATATTGTTTAACATTGTCTACATTACTCAAGCCAATTTTTGCTTTTGTTACTTCGTGGGGATTATCCGTATCAGCAATATGTGCATCAATTTTATCGTCTGCTGCTGTAATCAATGCTCTAACTGCTTCATCTTGAAATGGTAAAGCAGTAAAAGAACTAGTACCGTCACCAACTTTAAACCTCGTCTCTCCTGTATTAGTAACAACAATAGCAATTTCACCATTTAGTAATACAGGATTATTTTTTGTCCAATTAGAACTCGTATCTTTCTTCCATTGAATTCTTGAATTAAATTGTTTTGTAGCCATTAACTATATTCCTCCTTAGCCATATAGGGGTACCCGTTAAATCTAACGAGCACCCCTTTTGAATTTTATTAGATTAAATTAGATGACAGAACTAGAGCTACCGCAATTGAAGATGAGATAATCGCCGCTTGTCTGAATAGCATCATTGATGTTACCAGTCTTACCAATTTGGCTTACAGAAGAAGCATCGATCTTGTTTGCAACATTAGCCTGAAGTTTAGCAATATTAGCCTTGTTAGTGGTGTTGTCACTTTCAAGCGTTTCAACACGACCAGTTAGAGCGGTTAGGTCAGTTTGAGAAGCCTTAGCGGCCAAATCAGTGGTTAGGTTAGTAATCTTAGACTGGGGCAGGGTGGGAATATCATCTGCAACAATAGCACCAGTTTTCACACTAATAACGCCATCAGTTTCCTCAATGGAAGTAATCTTATCGCCAGTAGCAACAGACACAGCGGTCATATCAAGAGCCTGAATAGCACTAGTAATATCAGCAGGAGTAGCTTTGGCGGCTAGGTCAGTCACTAGATTAGCAATCTTGCTTTGAGCAATATTAGCGTTTGCAGCAATATCGGCATCTACGATAGAACCCTTGACAGCATAGCTGGACTCATCACCTAGTTCGCGCCAATTTTTACCATCATAAACATATTCCTTGGACTGATAAGTTACTACATCACCAGAAACCCAATTTTCATGACCCTCAACGGTAGCAGTACCAGTGCTGGGGTCAGTAGTAGATTCACCAATATAGTGCATAGCACCAGATAGACCAGCAACGGCGTTCTGTACATCGGTCATAGTTGCGGCTTTATTGGCGGAAGCGTTGTAAGCAGTATTGAATACGATAGCATCCTGCTTACCATTTAAAGTAGTCTGAAGGTCAGTAATCTTACTGATGCTTAGGGCAGGAATGTCGGCTTCGGTTAGGGATTTCTTAGTTACAGCGATAACGCCATCAGTCTGAGATACAGAACTAATGACTTCACCAGTGGTACAAGTTTGACCATCATTATCAAGAGCGTTGATAAGGTCTTGGGCCTTACTAGCAGCATCACTAACAGCGCTAGTTGCTTCCTGGTCCACATACTTCTTGAGGCCATTTAGGGTAAGGTCAGAAGCAGTGTCCTCAGCAGTACCAGTTAGAGCAGTTTGAACACCAGCGGCGGCTCCAGCAGCGTCATAAACAGAGCTTTCAGTATAAGCAGCAGAGCCTAGACCATGAACAGCAACATCAGTACCATTAAAAGCCACTGTGCCGTTAGTAGTACCTTCAGTAAGAGTATAAGTAATAGTAATAGTGCTTACATCCACCCAAGAAGCAGAATCATTTTCTTTAGATTGTAACTTAAAAGAAGTGTTGCCATTCTTAACTAGCTGATAAGTAGTATTGGTATCTTTAATTTCACCAGCAATAAAATCTTCTAGGCCAGTGATGCTAGTGGCGGGTAGAGTAGGATTGCTACCCTTTAAACTAGGAATAACATCAGCGGCAGTAGCAGAAGCCCAACTTAATTCAGTAAAAGAACTGGTGCCATTACCAAACTTTAGTAGAATAGCAGGCTCGTTTAAGCCACTTCCAGCATCAGCAGGGACTACACAAACAGCAGCTTCACCAGCTAGAAGCACAGGATTATTAGTAGTCCAATTTGTATAAGTATCGTACTTTAGAGAAATACGAGTATTGAAAGCTTTAGTAGCCATAATTTAGAATCCTCCTAAAATAAATAATAAATTTAAGAAATAACAGGAGCGGTGCTAGAGCCACCATTAAGAATCAGTTCATCTCCAGCAGTCTGTGCTAGCTTCATAACATTGATACTGTTTACTTCCATAGAACCATTAGAGGTTACAGTCACGCCATTTTCAACAGCAGTGCTTTGAACAACGCCAAGAGCGTCTACGGTGGCAATAGGAACATTAACAGCTTTACCAGAAATTTCAAGTGGCACACTATTTAAGCTAATGCTTTCAATAACATTTACTTCAGCGCCAGCTTCAATACCATTTAATTTTTCAAGCAGAGTCTCAGTAAAGTCATTTGCAGAAAGGCCTTTGCCTTCCTCCGTATCAACCTTACCGGCCAGAGCCTCAGTAAGCCCAGCTACTTGGCTTTGAGGAATAGAAAGGATGCTAAGTTGCCCTTCGGGAGAAACTTCAAGTTGACCTTCTGCAACGCTTTGAATGTTTAAAAGATTAGTTAGCTTAGTAATAAGTGTATCTTGAACTAGGCTAGAGCCACTTACCTTATCTACCTTATTGTCAAGTTGAGTAATAGTGGCATAAGTTTCAGCCGCTTCAGCCGTAGTCAAATACCCAGTTAGATCAACAAAGCCAGATAGAGCATCAAAATAATAGCTTCCATCCACTTCTACTACAGCAACATTTGTGTCAGTAGGATATTTTTGGCCTTGTTCGCTTGAAATAAATGTAGGACCCGCCGTAAAAGCATCAGTAACATTATAAACATTACCGAGATTATCAGCAGAAGGAGTGGGAAGAGAAGCAAATTCTACTGAGCCAGAGGGCTTGTAGGTAGAAGAAATAGCTGCCGCAATCTTTGCATCAGTTTGAGTTTGAGTATAAACATCAGATACATTAGCTTTTGTTTCTAGTGTATCATTAATAGTACCTACATCACTTTGAAGCTCGGAAACATCGGTTTGTAGTTGACCTACGGTTTGTTGTAGACCTTCAACAGTAGAACTATCAGGTGTATACCATTCAAGAGAACCACCATCTCCAATGCGAGGTTGCTGTCCAGGTTGAGCTTCAGAAAAGCCTACAAGTTGTACTTTACCTTCAACCACGGTAATGGATTTTCCATCGCCAAGAACAGTAGAGCCTACAGGTTTCAAAGTCTTGTCAGGTTGAATGACATATAGAGTAGCTACACTAGATTCAACAACTACTACGGTTTGACCAAAGAAATAAGTGCCAGATGCACTACCAACCTCAACAGCGCCCCCAGCGGCAATTTGAGCCGCACTTAGACTGTCAAAATAATATCTAGCATCAAGAGGGAAAGCTGTCTGAGGATTGAACGCAACCGCGAAATTAAGTTTACCAAATTCTGCCATATTCTATCCCCCCTTAAATAGTTACTTTATAGGTATTTTGAGTGTCATTTGCATTGGCGTAGTTGGTGTAATATACCTTATATTCAATAGGATTATAGCCATTTGCGCCAGCTACTTGAACTTGAATTTTGGTAAAGGCAGTTTTAATTTCTGCATTTAAGCCATTAGCATCAAGAACAGAAGTAGCATCTCGAATAGTTGCAGGATAAGCAAAAATAACACTTCGAGCACCAACAGGAATAGAAATATTCCATACAGTACCAGCAGTTACAGCCTTATTGGTCGCAGTTAGAGCACGAATGTCATTAGATTCAAATGTACCACTAGATTGAGAGGTAGTAGTTCCATAGAACCCATTGCGATAACCAGAAATGGTGCCCTTTGTTGCAGATTTAGAACCAGCTTTAATTTGGCCATCGGCATACTCTTGCCCAAGAGCAGTATTGGGAATAGTGCCAGCGCCATAAGAAGCCGTAGCAGTAATAGAATAGCTAGTGCCGTCAACAACTTGCATTTGAGGGAAAGAACCAGAAGCAACAGTAAGGGTATTAGGCTCGGCGGCGTTGTCCACTACATTCCAACTAGTAGCAGTAATACCAGTCGCAGGGCCATATTGATAGCTACCAGGATTTAGAGTGGCCGTATAAGCAGGCGTTACATTAGTGCCAACTTCATAAGCCTTAAAACTAGAAGAACTAATGTTTACAGAAGGTTGAGTAATAGAGGGGTTTGAATCCGTTGCAAAGGCGTTCAGCAGAACATCAAGTAAGCTATCACCATTCGAAGGAACAGTAACCTTACCCCCACTGGGAACGTACTTGCCAAATGTTTCAGTAAACACAAGGTCTTGACTAAACATAACTTGACTAGCATCTACTTGAATATCTGCGCCACTGTTTGCATAAGGTAGGTCGCCCCAAGTAGTAGCACCGTCACCAATCTTAAATTGACCTTTATGCTCACCATCATTAGTGATGCAAACTTCACCAACTAGAGGGATTGCAGTATTGGCTACTAAAAGCCAATTGGCCTCGGTGTCGTTTCTTAATTGAATACGAGTATTAAGCGTAATATCTGCCATTATACCAACTCCTTTATGTTATTTTTTTTCAAAGGCGTTTCCACCGTTTATTGTCTTTACATTAAGAACTGTACCTTCTTGAATCTCATCGTATAATTGTTTCGTATCTTGATATATTTTTTGAATATTTTCTTCAATTTGATAAAATTCACTTGGGATTGGGTCCCATTCTTTTGATGGATCGATTGAGTTTTCTACCCAAACTTGAAATTTTTCGGTTCTAAAAACTTCCCCTGTATCATATTGATTTGCTACAAACTGCATTTCATATCTTCCGTCAAATGGCATCATATCAGCAGTTAAATCAACATAAATAATATTGGTATCTTGTTGTCGGTTTAGGTTGATAACATTATATTTTTCTGGCTTAATCATATATACATACAAAGCATATTGCCAAGTATCATCTTTATCGGTAGTTGCTTCAAACCTGTTAACCAAGTTATTCAACTGAAAACCGATAATTTTATCACCGGTAATTGCTACCTTAGTCCCAGTGATTGTAATTTGCATAGGTTCCATTATCTCCCTCCTCTCGGAAGAAAATTAATTGCCCAAAATAGTCTTTAACTTACTAACGGCATCCCCAACATATCGTACAGTCGCAGTAAGAAAAGCACCAATAATAACTAAAGCATCAATCGTCTCAAGAACTTCCTGAGAAATTTCAACGCCAACATAAGTGGCGTAAGCAGGAATAACACTTACAACAATGCTCAATAGGGCGATGCTAAGAATCAAAACAATAAACTTGACAATACTTTTCTTAATTAAAGTCCAATCAAATGTACTACCATCAATCTTAACATTCTTCCAAACACCAAGACCCATGTTAGCGAGATAAGCGCCCATAAACAACCCAATTCCAACGCCAATCTTTTCCAAATTCGTTAAAATTAAAATTAAAATATTATTCATATTTGTTTCCTTTCTATCTTGTCCAACTTACCGAGACAGTAAAATCAACATTTGGAGTGGAATCACAAGTAAATCTAATTTGATTTTGCAAAGATTCAATTCCTGTTCTAGCATTGAGTAAATTATAAGCTTTATCTTGAGCTGTCATTTCTTCTTGCGTGCCCGTTAAAACTTTTGTACATATCAATATATCAGTAGGCATAACGCCGTCCAATGATACTGTTTGTTGATTATTGCTCCATTCAGCAGCATCTAATGTAAATTGATAAGGGCCATAACTTTCTCCAATATTCCATCCAAGCACTTGATCTTTTGTAGTTTTTGGATATAATGGAACCAAAGTGCCATCATTGGCCTTTATGGTCGTCGTGAAACCTAAATTAGACGGCATTATGTCACCTCCTTAAATACTAACCGAACATTAATTGACCCACTAGGTTGGGTATATAATCTGGTAATATTCAATTGATTTGATGTAACCGAAAATTGCGTAATTGTATTATAATCAGATTGGGCTTGACTGCCAGTTGATGTTAAATACATCTCTACAGGCGCATTTACTTGAGCGTCAGTTGTAGTAATAGCTACTGTCTGGCTTATATCAGCCGTAGTTGGAACAGGAATGGTTACATTGATTGTTGAATATTGAAACAAATTAGTCGCGTCAGTAATTGCTTGAACGCTACTTTGGGGGAATAAATCAACGAAACTTAATCCCTCATTATAGGTCAATCTAAAATTAATCGCCAATCTATTCCCTCCTTTACTGAATTTGAATAATCAATGGTACATCGATTGCTGGAGTTGAACTTGTAGACAATACAATATTAGTTTCATTAACAGATAGGCTAAGACTATTGTATACCGCATATTGACTTTGAGTTATGCCATTGGCCGGTAAGACATTAACGAGATTGTTTGCGGTCAAAAACGGATATTGATAGGTATAGGTTTGATTGACCCATTGATTCGGTTGAATATCCAAATCAATATATAAAGCCATTGGTATATAATCATCAAACCCATCAAGCCATCTGAATAGAATGTTTGGATACATTTCTTCCCAAGAATCTGTATCAGTATTATATCTATTAAACTGTCCAATTAATGGAGTTGTAGAAGTTTGAGTTAATGGGTCGACTTGAGTTTGAAACCACACTTCATTTTGAACTGGATTGGCGGGTGCTGTTATACCGACATTAATTTGTCCAGGATTAATTGTAAGAAATATTTCCCATGTAGTTGAATCGCTTCCCGGAACTACATTGGTATTTTGAACTAAAGCAACATATATATTTTGTCCATATACTACAAGGTCGTTTATATTATAAGTATTGGTGTTATTCCATGTATAGCGCATATTTACATCAATACCCGAAGCGCCTTGCTCACCTCGAAGCCCAAGATATAACCAATATGTTGTATTAGTAGGTAATGTACCAATAGGCGGTTTAGATATACACATATAAACTTCATTATTATAAGCAACAAAATTAAATGGTGTATATTGAGCACTTGCATTCCATACGCCATGAGAAATAAAATTGCTGATAAGCGTAGAATATTGCGTAGCGAGATTAGATAAAAATACAGGAACAGCCGTATTATATCGCGTCTCTAAATCTAATACGCCTGAAAATAATATATTTATCAAATCAGCAATAAACGCTTTACCTTGAAGTTGAGTGGCATTATTTGACAAAAGAGATAACGCTTCTGAATATTGACCTGTTGACCAATATTGTCGAAGTTGAGATTGTAAAGAAGCATCAGGTATTTGAATGTCTTGATAATGATAAGAAGGAAGGGTATTGGGATTTGCCATAGTATCACCTTCTTTTTTTATATTAACCAGTTCCAACTATTAAATTACCACTAGCATCATATGCTTGATATCCACTTGCAATGTTCGATGAAGAAGCTGGATTAGTTAATGGAGCTAAATAAACATAATTAGTAGGATTACTGCTCGTATTAAACCACAATCCATCTACTTGTAAATTTGTTGGAACGGTATCTTGAATTGGATAAGTTACCGTTTTAAGATTCATAACCAATTGCCAATATTGAGGATTGGTATCGGGGAGCCTATTTTGACTTGCTTGAAGCGCCATCCATAATGCGCCATCATATGCAACTGCATCATTAGTTGCGTATTGTGTTGAACTATTCCATTCTTGACGATAAGACAATCCTTCGCCTGAAGCTCCCTGTTCCCCTTGAATCGTAAGCAATCTCCAATAAGTTTGATTTGTAGGAGAAATACCAATAGGGACATTAGACAACGCAATGTAAACAAAGTTTAAGCCAGAAGTTGTATATGATACAAGATTATTAGTAACATATGAAGTGCCATTTTGCCAAACACCTTTATATGAAAATTGCTGGATAGTATTAAGCCAAGATTGGTGAAGATCATCAATATAAGGCTCTATATCATTTAAATAAAATCTTTCAATGGCCAACATAGCTTGAGAAAGTGTATTTAAATCAACTGCCGTAATTATTTTTTGAGTAGCCTGTGGAATTTGTTTCAATATTTGATTTGCTAATGTCGTATTCCCATTTTGCATAGCAGACTGATATTGCCCAATTAAAGGGCCGTCACTTGACACAATATTCAAAAAAGTAGTAAATTGATCTAACGAATTTGGAAAATTTGTTAGAGACAAATCAGGATATTTAGTAGACATTTTATCAACTCCTTACTGTTAAATTATAGAAGATTCTGGATAAAATTGAATCATATTTATAGTCATTAAATCCGAAGCTGCCAATCCAAAATTTATTGATTTAATAATATATTGATTTGTTTGGTTATTTCTTTGTAATGTATATTCCACCAAAATATTAACATCAATCCATGGAACTGGAACACATGAAATTTGTACACTATTATTCATATTAGTATGTAGCCATAACTCATATTCTGCTCTTTGTCGTGCAAGATCATCACTATAACAATTTTCATACTCCCCACCATATAGTGGTAATCTAATTTGCCCAACAGTACCATTAATATAAAATGGACTTTGAGAATTATCATCTTCAGCATAACCATAAGATTGTAAATGCCCTAAATAATTCCAATATGTTCCTTTAAACTGTACACAATAATAAACCTCGCCAGACTCAGCAGGAATATCAGACGCAGTTGTACCATCAGACATAAGAATTGGATATTCAGTCAAATTGTTAATTTGAAGTTTATATCCAACATATCCAGGGTTATCTGTTAAAGTAAATCCATATATCATGTCTTCTGTATATTCTGTGATATCTTCAATGGTTAACTGTATAGTAGTGCTTGACACCTTTGTAGAAGTAGAAAAATGTGCTGGGTCATGGGTGTGTCCATATACTTCAATTACATTTTTAACATTTTGAAAATCAACATCTAAATTTTCTTCTGTTACAATGCTACTCCATAAAGTATCATCTATATAAACTGGATCACCACTTCCACTTGGAATTGGACGATAATAAAAGACACCATTGACATCAAAAAACATCTCATAATTAGGATAAATATCTCTTAGGCCAGATAATAATGTATAAATAGTAGACCCTTGATCAAACTTTAAGTCGTTCGGTATTGTCCCTGGACTTGGAGCTTCTTCTACTACATATTTCGTAAATCCCCCTAATGCTAATGTATCAATAATAGTCTGACGAATATTTTCTCCAGCAGATAGCACAACAGGAGTTCCTGGTAAATACCCATTTCTAATTCCTGTTAATTTTGCCATTAAATCTAATAAACTTAATGACAAAGTATTTGTCGAAGGATTAAAATTATAACTTGGCGCATCAATAATATAAACCCCACAATTTGTATATTCTATTTCCCCAGTTATTAAAGACATTAATCCTATCCAAACTTTTATATATTTATCTAGCCAAATTTTACCGCCAGCAGATACTTCAAAGGTACTATTATTTATCACTAACTCAATATTCCCTGTTCTTCTAATATCAGAATTTGCACTAATATTTATATTTCCATTTTGACAAACACCTTCAATAGTATCAACTGTTTGAAATTGATAATTTAATAATTCTAATCTAATATATCTGGATTGTATATTTTGCAAAGAATTCCTAAATTGATTTTCAGTAATATTAAATCCGGCCATATTAATTTACCTCAGAAAGAATTCCGTTATTATATAGACTTTGCTGATTATTAGATTCCCCAATTTCAGTCCAATCAAAACTTATTACGGGAATTCCCATACCAGTTCCTTCTTTATAACTAACATCAATATTGCTATTAACAATACAAAGCCAAATATTCCCATTCCAATCTTTTAAAATTTTTGGCTTTTTATCTGTTAAAAAGTTTTTTAATGCATCTTTTTGTTTTACGATTTCCGCTCTATCGATTATTCCCGTTTTTTCAAAATCATCATTTAATATAGTAGCAGTAACATTTCCGCTTTCATAGCTTAAAGCTCCATTAGCAACTACAATTGGATATTGTTGCCCTAAAACTTGAAACACTCCTACTTGCTGATTCCTTTGATTACTAGAATATTTAACTTCATATAAAAATTTATAAATAGTCTCTGCATTTCCAATAAATACTCCATTGAATTTAGACACAATAGAGTTAATTAAATATTGCCCTTCTATCTCTCCAAAAACTGGAACCAAAGCATATTCATAAGTAACATTATCTTGATTTAATAAATCATTAAATATAAAAGACAAATCTTCAACTTTACTAATAGGAATTGTATCCAATGTAAGCCAATCGAAATCTCCTTGTTTTCTTCTTTTAATTTTAATAGAAGAAATTTGACTTATTAAATAATTAACATTTCCTGCATCTATATTATTATTAAAATTTGCGTTCATAATAGTATCATAATCCCACTCAGTAGGGATACTTGTACTAACTACGGTAGAAGTGTTTTTTGTAATGTTAAAATGATCAAAAATAGAATTTGTTAATTTAACATTCGTAATATTATCTACACTGGAAGGAGCAGTATTCAAAGCATCTCCATCTGCGAAAAAATTATAATTAAGAAATTGTAACATACCACTACCTTCTTCCTAATTAGAATTTGTTAATAATTGTAAACTATATGTATCATTAACTCTATTCAAATATACAACATATTGTTTATTACTTGATAAAATAGGGACATAATTACTAAAAATGTAATATTCTATCCCTTGAATAGACCGAACATATAATTCCATATAAGATTGCAACTCAGTAGAATTTATATTTTCATAACCCTGCATATATTTTAATGTAATAATTTGCCCATTTATATTACTAAATTGTGCTATTGTAGAATATACATTCGGGTTTCTAAACCAAATTCTACTTAACATATTCCCAACAATATTAAAACCTTGATTCCACTGAACATAACTATCACTTTTAGTTAAATCAACTTCTTGTCCATTTATATAGGTAGGAGGACTTGGATTACTTTCTCCTTCAATTAAAACAATATTTGATGTAACTGTAATATACCCTTCATCGCAATTATTGGTTAATTGAACCAAAGTAAATAAATCTGGCTGCTCATATTGTACTGTAAATTGTTGTAACTCTCCTGTTAAAACTGTGCCTTCAACAGTAACACCAGATAATTGAACAAAATAAACGGTATTATTCTCAAATCCAGTAAAAACATATTGATCATTAAAAGGAGGCGAACCATTATCTGTATATTGTATGCCTGAAGTAGATATTTGAACCTGTGAAGAGTTATATAGATTGAAAATATAACTATTTAATGGCTCATTTTGTGTTTGAGTATAAGTAAACTGAAATGCAAACGATGAATTATTTATAACATTATTACTTGGGAAATTGGTAATTGTTAATATAGGGGAAGAATAACACCAAAATTGTATAGGAGTAGAAACAGGAGATTCATTTCCGTTGCTATCAAATACAGATATAACAGCATTATAATAAACTCCGTTTGTTAATTTATCAGCGTTGACAATGTGTTCATATCTAAATGTTTCTTGTTTTTCTTGATAAACAATGTCGTTCGTATCATTATTACGAATAATCAATAAATTTGCCGCAATTTGAGATGATCCAGATGCAACTGAAAAAGTAAAAGCTTGTTGTTGAGTAGCATCAAATGCCGGAACTGATAATAATGTTGGTCTAGTTAAAGCCATTTATAAACCTCCTTTTACTCATAAACTAAATACATTACACCGGTTGATAAAGAGCTTGAACCAGCCACTAAATCGGTTGTACTATATATATATTTTGGTGCTCCACCTATATCGCCTAAAATTTGTGATGGAGTTCTACTATATATCCATCCACTAGTATCTTGCACACAAATTCTTTGGGGAGTTGTTTGTAATTGATTGGATGCTGTTCCTTGTAACCAAGTTCCAGTAATGTATTGACCAGTTAAGTTTCCTGTTAATGTTCCACCCGTTATAGGCAAAAATGGACCGTTTTGAATATTCGCTAAATCTAATGCAAAATCAGATTCTGATCCAGAAAATCCTCCATCTTGCGCATATTGATATGCACTTTTCCCATTTGCTCCGGTTGGGCCTTGTGGACCTTCTATTCCTTGTGGACCACTAATGTTAACTATTTGAGGATTCTCAAGTCCACCATTATTAGACCAAGATAAGTTTCCAGCGGAGTCAACTGAAGGAATAAAGTATGGTCCAGTTGCTCCAATAGGTCCCATTTCTCCTTGACTACCAGTTTCTCCTTTAGGACCTGGTTCCCCTTGTGGGCCTTGTATATTTATACTGTCTGGATTATCTAACCCACCAGTGTTTGCCCAGGATAATATTCCTTCTGTGGATACAGAAGGAATAAAATATGGACCAGCCTCTCCCCTGTCTCCTTGGTTTCCTTGAACTCCTTGTTCTCCCCGAATCCCCTGTGGTCCACGAATATTAACAGTGTTAGGATTGTTTAAATTCCCATTATTGGTCCAAGATAAATCGCCAGAAGAAGATACAGACGGAGTAAAATATGGCCCAGTGTCCCCTTTTTGTCCTTGTATTCCTTGTTCCCCAATTGGACCTTGTTCCCCTTGTATGCCTTGAATTCCTTGAGGGCCTTTAATATTGACAGTAGAAGGATTACTTAAATCTCCATTATTCGTCCATGATAAATTTCCATCTTTATCAACAGAAGGAGTAAAATATGGCCCAACACTTCCTTGTGGACCAATATTACCTTGCGGGCCTTGTTCTCCTTGTAATCCTTGTTCTCCTTGCGGACCCTTAATATTTACTGGGGTTGGATTTGGAAACCCACCATCATTTGACCAACTGATTATACCAGTTTCAGAAACAGAGGGAATAAAAGTCGCACTTTTTTCTCCAAAACTTGATTCAATAGGAACAAAAAACCAAGCTAAAGCTTGATTTCCTTGAGGAACAATTACTTTAACAATTGTATTCACATTTGGAATAGCTGTTCCGTAACCTTTAAGAGCATGAATCTCTCCATTATATTTTACATTCCACTTTCCATTATTATTACTAGATAAAACAATTCCATCATAACATTTTGTAGTCTCTTTCATAGATAATGTTAACATATAATTAAAACTTTTAATTAGTTCCTCAATAGCTGAATCCATTTCATTCACTGTATGTTCCCTCCTTCATAAAATTAGACAGGGGCAATAACATTTGCCCCTGTCTAAATGTATTAATTTTTACTAGTAGAAAATTGAACTGTTTTTCTCCAAAAATTATTTTTAATATGTTGTGCAAAATCTTGAGCATTATGAACATTTGGTAAGTTCAAATTCTGTATAGTGACCATTGTATTAGAAAGTCCTTTATTTAATAACGCAGAAGGAGAAATTTTCCCCCAATTCCATAGATTCTTTGTTACTTCTGATGGAATGATACCATCTCCAGAATTAAGAACTCTTAGTTCTGGACCATTTTCTCCTACCAACGATAGACCTCTATTAGTGTTTAAAGAACCACTTGCATACTTCTTTACTGTGTGTTTTACTCCATCTTTGTCTACAATTGTAGTAGAACCATCTGGGTTCTTAGTCCATTTAGAACCATCTCCACCAGTCATAGTAGAACCAGAAGATGCATTATTCACGAAATTAAGTCCTTTATTGCTAGTTATCGTATATCCTTTATCACTGGAAACAAAAGATATATTAGAAGAACCTGTTCCAGAACTAGAACTTTGTGCTTTATCTAATCGTTCTTTTAGTTTTTCAAGTTTCTCAGCAGCTTCAGCAGCTTTTTCCATGGCTTTTAAGTATCTTTTTGCAAACTTCTCTGCATTAGAAGCCATGTCTTCAAAGTTCATTTCCTCAATATTGATGCCTAGTTGTTCAGCTATTAATCTTCTATTTTGTTGTAATTCATATTCATTAGTTAAATCTGCCCACTGATCTTTATATTCTTTTAAAATATCCTTCTCATGTTCAAGAGCTTCAATTTTATCATTTAGAGATTGTTCTCGTTGATAGTCTTCATATTCTTTTTCAGCTTCACTAACAGCATCAATATCACTAACATATTGATATTGGCCATCTTGATAAACCAACACTTTTTGATTTTTTGCTTTAGCAAGATTATCAAGTTTTTCTTCTAATTCAATTTGATCTTTTAGCTTCTCATTCGATTCATTTAAAGCATTAATTTGATCATCAATCTTTTGAATCTCTGAATCAAAATAATCTTCCATTACATCTGCTAAAGCCTGTATCGCAGAAGCTTCATCATTGTATTTATCGACTAAATCTTCATAGTATTTAGACATTCTTTCAGTTGCTTCTCTTGCCTCTTCTTCTTGTGCTTGTCTTGATTCTTCCGCTCTTTCATCTATTTTGTCATAAATACTATTTATTTCGTCTTGATAACCCCACCAAATTTCTTGTAATTTTCGAATCTCTTCAGAATCTTCTGCATAATTTTGTTGACGCAACATATCTGCATAAGAAGAAACAGCTCTTTGTGTGTCTTTATAAATATTAATAATTTCATTAGCATTTCCAACTTGATCTTGTTTGTCTAACAGGAATATTTGATGCTCTTTCTTCTCTAATTCTTCTTTTAATGGTTCTAAAATATCTTCAGCGACTTGACTTGCGCTACCTCCACCTGCGCTACCTCCGCCTATAAATTCTTCTTCTCCTAGATTAAGATTAGATCCCAAGACAGAACCGGCTTGGCGAAGTTCTTCTACAATTCTATCAAATTCTTTATTACCTTTATTCCGAAGCATAGCTGCATTTGCAGCATAATCATCTGTAGCGCTGGTATAAATTTCAGCATCTTGGGCTATAAGAATAGCTTTTAATAATTCTTGCGCTAAAATGCTTCCTGCTTCTGCGGCTTTGAGTAGACCCATTCTTAATACATTAATTTTCCCATTGGTGACTTCTACATAAGACGCAAATTCATCTAATGCTGCATCAGATTCACTTAATTGAGAAACAATAGTATTCAATTCTTCCGCAGATAAAGCGACTTGACCAGCAAATCCTTTTGCTAAATTTTCAGCAACTTGTAGTGCAAGCTGAGATTCTTTTAAAGCCCTTACCATGTCATATAAAGAATCAGGAACTTTTTCTCCTTGTTCTTCATATGCTTCTATTACAGAAATCCACGATTGCAATGATTCTTCATTTGATTCCACTGCTAACTTAAAATCTTCTTCTGAGATTTTACCTTCTTTAAAAGCTTCTATTAAACCTCTTATACCATTAGCGGCTTCTTCAAATTTATCTGCTCCACCTAAATATTGAGACGATACTTCTTCTATGGCGAACCCAGATCGTTTTGCCATTTCAATTGCATCCTGTAAATGATCTTTAAAAACCGTTATTTTGCCATCTGCATCTAGCACGCCATATCCCGCAGCATATAAAGAATCTGAAATTGCTTGAAAAGCATCTTGCCATGCAGATTCTATATCATTATAAATTTTACCAGAATAATCTGTATAATCTTTTGTTAAAGAGAAATAAGTTTCTCCTGTATCAACTTCTACACTTTCTCTTTCAACTTTCTTTTTTGCTGCTTCATATGCTTGTTCTTTTTCTTTTTCTATGGTATTTTCCAGTTCTTCTTGTAACTTCTTTAACTCTTCTCTTTCTTTTATGATATCAGAAGTTCTGTCGTACCAAGGAATTTCATTTATTTCTTCTAATCTTTGTTTTGTACTTTCTAATTCTTGATTATTTGACTCAATTTGTTCTTGTAAGTAATTTAAATCATGCTTTTCAATATAATCCCTTACTTGTTGAATAATAAACAATACAGCCGAAATTGCAGTACCAATAGCAAATAATTTAGAGGGGGCTAATGTTAACAATGCATTAATTCCACTAACTTTTTTTGATACTTTGCCTAATAAATTAGGAATTATTTTCATTGCGGAAATTAAACCAGTTCCACCCCATAAAACACCAGATATTAATCCTGCTTGAACAACAATATTTCCAATAGGAGTTTTCCCTAAGTACAATAAAACATTTCCTACATCTAATATCGTTTTAACTAAATCAGAATCTACAATAGAAGAAGAAAGTTCTTGAAAAGACGATCTTAATAGTTGAACTTTAGCCTCCAGAGATTCCATGTATCTTGAATTTTCTTTAGCAGCCGATCCAGAGGAGTTAATTGCTGTTTCAGTTGCTTCTACTGCATGTTCAAAGTTATTCATAAGGGCAAGGAAATTGTTTAATTGGTTAGTACCTGCAATTGTAGAAGCAATATAATTTTTAGTATTAGTATCTAATGTATTCCATTTGTCAGCTAATTTCCCTAATAATTTATAGCTACTAAGCAATTGCCCTTCATTGTCATACATTGAAATATTTAAACTATCAAAAATTTCAGTGATTTTCTTACCGTTTGAAGAAGCATCGTCAAGAACTTGAGCTAAGTTATTAAAAATGCTGTTAAGTCCACGTGCCGCCTTACTTGAATTTCTTGTTTGCTCGGTAATAGAAGTAAGCATGCCTAGTGTCTCTTCCATGCTATTGCCCATCGCAGAAGCAGTAGAAGAAACAATACCGAGACTATTTGCTAATTGTTCTGATGATACTGCAAAATTATTTGCTGTTTCATTTACTGCGTCAATAATATGACTAGCATTATCTGCCTCAATTCCAAATGCAACCATTTGAGCAATTATAAAACTAGCACTATCACTTGCTGAAATTGCTTCATCGCTTACATTTTGATACATCAATTATGTTAAATAAAGAGTGCTAATCTTTATCATTATAAGTTCGTTCTTAAAATTTCTTCAAATTTTCCTTGTGTATTAAATATATAGTAAGGTATTCTAATTAATTTAATATTATGTTCTATACAATAATCAGTTTTTATTTTATCATTGTATTGAACATGTTTAACATCTTGCATGGGTTATTGTTCATTAATTCTCTTGGTATATGCCAAGCCAATAATATTACTCCTTTTAACAAACTTATAATTCTTATATTTTCATATAAGTTCGGACTATATCTTTAACTGTGTAAAACAGTTACAGGGCACTTCGAGAGATAGCACTTCTCCCTACTCTACTCGCTTCGTTCATTAAAATGACTTATTCTATTATATCACAAATAGTTATATTTATCAAGAATATATCTTGATTGCTTTCGATAGTCTCTGAGCCTTATTGTATATTTCAATACAATCTTGGTTGCTGATTGCCATATCTTTCGACTTAGGTTTCCAGCAATTCACCCTGTTCTTAAATATATGTTACCATATATTCGACCTGTATTCAAGTCGCAATTTGAGCTAATTGCGCCGCATCTTCATCATTAAAACCATTTTTACGGAATTCCAAATATTAAACAACATCGTTACTGTTGCTGGTGTATAAAAGAAATTATTGATTTTTTATAATTTTCGTTTTCATTAAATTCCCAATAAGGAATTCTTAATAATGGAATATTTCTATATTTGCAATATCTTGTTTTGTATTCATCATTTGATTTAACTTCATTTAAACGAGAACTTTGTTTATAATGTAGCTCCCTATCTACTTCAATTAAAATTCTATTTGACGAATCGTACCACAAACAAAAGTCAAATGGTAATATCTTTTTCTTTTTACAATCTGTAAACTTAAATTCTCTTTTGTAGGGAATATTCTGTTCTTCTAAAAAATTAGACACTAATTTTTCATAACAGCTCTTCTTCCTTACACCTTCAGCAGAATATCCTTTGTCTGAGTTTAATTTTTTGTAATATTCTATTCTATTAGAAAAATTATTATAATCAATAACAAAAGTTTGTCCAAATTTATTTTCAACCATAACTTTGGCTTTATTATATAATCTATTTTGACCTACTGGCTTTATTTTGTCTATTGGTGTTAAAACTTTGTAGCCAGATGATTCGAATTTGTTTACCAAGTCTTGAACTTGTAAACGCCTATATTCTTGGCTTTTCTTATGGGCACAACTCGTACATAATCCAGGGAATTTTTGCGACATCAAATTTCCTTTAAGAATATCGTTTCTTTCCCCACATTCTTTGCATCGGATTGTAACTTTAATTTGAGACTTTCCTTTTTGCCTAAAACTGCGAATATTTATGCAATCAACGCCATGTTTTTTACACCAATCAATAATTTCTTGTTTAGTTCTTTCCCTTAACATTTTACACCTCTTAAAACTTTCGTATTAAGTTTAGACTATATCTTCATCTTTATACAAGATGTAGGGCGCTTCGACTTCACTTGAAGCCTACCGATATTATTACAATCGTAGTCGTTGAACCTTCTCTTAAATCAATAAGAGCTTGGATGCTGATTGTCCAATTCTTGCCTCTGTTACACTTTGGTGTGCAAGACTCTCAGGAGTTTCCAGCAATTCGCCCCATTCTACACATATATCACTATATGCTCTACCTAATTCCTAAGTAGTTGCTTCAATCATTTCAGACGATTACTTTATATTGACATTATTTATCTTCCCAATAATCTATTGTTCCAAAATTTTCTTCAATTCTTTTTTCTTCTTCTAATTCTTTTTCATTTTGCTCTCTGCCTTCTCGCGTGTTCATTTTAGAAATTTCTGTATAAACAAGCATTATCAAAACCACTAAAACTCCAAGAACAAGGATTAATAATTCTCCTGCTCCTTCCCCGCAGAGAATTCCAATTAAAGAACCAAACATAACAAAAACCAACAAAAAAATTACAAACATTATATCTACCTCCTTACGGAGATTATACTATAAATAAATAATATTGTCAATATTATTTTTGTATTTTCATACAAAACCCGACTATTTCTTCACCCTGTATTATTAGAGGGGCCTCCCACATAGTCTGTTGACACATCCCTCATCAGGACTTCGCAACCAAACCACCATTATAAAAAGAACTTAGGTGTTTCCACCATATTCCATCCCATTCATTGTTAATAGTTTCCCACATTCATGATGCTATAATCTCAAGCAACCATTGTAGTTGAATGGGCTATTAGGTTGTACTGGATTTCGAGAGGTTCTTGATACTGGTTTACTATCCCATTATCCGGGGCCTGACGCTTTGGTTTCCCCGTTCTAGCAACAACAGTTCCCATTTCAGATAATTTAGCTACATAATTATCCAATGCCCTTCCAGATAGATCGGATACCTTCTTAAATTCTGTTAATGCCGCATCTAACTCAAAAATTTGTTCTACCATCGAAGATATAATATCGGTAGCAGTGCTAAAAATTTCATTCGCAGCCTGGAATGTTAAGCTAGTAGCAGACATAGATGTATTTAAATTATCTAATTCTTTTTTTGCGTTTCCTGTTCCAAAATTAACTTTTAAATTATTTAACTGTTTTTGTACTGTTGAAGTATTAAGTTCAACATCCGCAAGTATAGAATAATTTACAGCCATATTTCACTCTCCTTTGTTTTATAGATTGTGATTTCGGCAATTATGCTCTTTCTTAATAATTCCCAACATTGCAGCACAAATTAAAATGGCCTCAGCAATATCATCATCGTTAAATTTACTTGATGGAGATATCCACTTTAAATTTAAATTAAATTTATTATTTGCCATCTCAATCGCCCTCCGTTTAAGTATTTCCCTTTTCTTTCCTTCTTTCGTTCCATCGAAAAGCCCTATTGTACTCCTCCATGCCGTAGGAGAAATAAACTCAATCGGAACTTCATTTGAGGCGGCTATTCCATAAATAAATCCCTGTACACCACCCAAGATGACAAGGGTTTTAAGTCCTCCAGATGCCTTTAATGGTACATCTTCCATGTATATTTTCATTGGTTTATATTTCTTTATAATTTGATCTAGCTTAGGACCTTCATGGAATAATCTATCTCTCCAATCTTTCCCATCCGGCTTGATTGCTTCGTAATAAACAAGTTTCTTATCAACAAACACACTTATCCCAGTACAAGAAGATGAAGCATCTATTCCCATGTATATATTATTTTTCGTCATATTTTGTTACCTGCACAGAAGCAGTATGGCCTCTAAAGTTAAGACCATTCTTTCTCATTCCCTCTTCAAAATATTGCTTAATTTTTCTTATACCAATTTTTTTATTTAAAGCTTCCCAAACATCACGTTTTTTTGTCCATGTTCCTTCTCCAAATAAATCGCCCGATAATCCTTGATAAATAATTTCTGCAAGATATGTTGTCATAGGTTGCTGAAGATATTCCGAACCGTGTTGCCATTTACTATAATTTACTGTCAATTCTCTTGGATCATACTTCATTTCACCATGAACAAAATTTCCCAGTCTTTTAACATCAGTACCCCAAGCTTCTTTAAACTCACCAGTACGCTCATATTCTTCTGGTTGATAAGATTCATAAACAATTGTTCTAATTAATTCACGATTATCATTCCATATTTTTTGAACAACATAGTCAATTGCTTTTTCTAAAGCTGGCATAAGAATATTTTCTAATTCTTGATTATTCTTTGCGCTTAATGCCATTTAATCCTACTTCCTTTATAGAGTTTATATATTTTGGCATTTCCTTTAATACTTGTTGAAACATTCTTTGCGTTGATTGAGTATAATCAATTGCTTTATATATTTGTTTTAAATTTGAAACATTCTTTTTTACTGCATCTATAAGCCCACTCTGAAGTAATAATTCATGCCCATATTCATTTATCTCTTCATCGGTTATATCTGTAACATAATGTAGTAAAAGCAGATCGATATTTTGTTGTCTTTCTGCCCAACTATCAAATTTACATACTTCATTTGCAATATGTTGAATTTGAGCATATGTTAAATATGGATTTACAGAAACATTAAAATCATTTAGAACAATATTATTTTTAATTTTAATTTTTTTCATACTTATCTCCTAAAAGTATCACTTTCTAATTTTCCAATCCCCTGATTTTGTTTTATATGCCTTAACATATAATGGTTTTTCATCAAAAGGATTTTCGATTATTTTAATTTCATTATTTATACTAACATATAAATTTCCATGCTTTTCAAAACATACCTTGTACATACCTTTCGGAACATCGGCATTCTCTTTTACTTTACAGGCCAAACCTTCTGATTTAAATTTCCAAATATTATCTTTGTTACAAAAATATGACCAAGGACAACTACTTTTCAGAATTTTACAATAATTGTCTTTTAAGTATTCACACATATGCTACCTCCTTAAAAAAAAATATGGGGGCAATTAAAGCCCCCATATTATCTTATTTAACCAGTAACATTAACAAGAACATAAGCTGGTTCTACTTTATCTGTGTATCCAGTAAGATTGACAGAAACAACGCATTGCCCGTCAGTATTGCCAGCATTAATCACACCCGTATTTTGCCCAACCATAGTTCCTGTTGCCGTGGAAGCTGGATTTGCTTCTACCGCAAATATAAATGCACTATTTGGCATTCTTTGAGCTGGAGTATTGTCTCCAAAAACAGCTCTAACAACTAGAGTTTCGCTTCCCCTTTGTGCTAAGGTAACATCTCCGTTCTCTACTGCGATAGCTACAACATTATCCTGCCAAACCGCGCCATAGATTTCTTCTGTCATCGTTGCATAATATGACTCATCTTCACAAGTATCAGAAGAAGAGACTGCAAGCGCACTACCAGTTAGAGGAACCGTTGCGGCAGAAGCAGCAGCAAGCGTTAAATCTCCACTACCTTGTGTTCGCATGGAGTCGTTAATTCCATGCCGTCTTTTAAAGACAGCTCATGCTTTCACATGAGAGCAGACTATATGTTCATCTTAATTATTCATATCTATATAAACTATATCTTCTCCACCTAACAATGTGGAGATGGCTATATCAATTCCTTCTTTTGAAGGAATCTCGTCTTTGTTATTTCCTTTGATTCGCAATACCTTATATCCATTATCAATCAAAGTTTGATTCCTTTTGGTATCTTTATCTTCTCTATCTTTGTGCCAAAATATCCCATCATATTCGCAGTCTATATTGTATCCTTTTACACTCACCAAACAATCCATACTAATACGACCAAATGGGTAGCCCGGAGTACAATTTTCTTCACCATACAATTCTTTAAGCAAATTTATCATCTTTTGCTCGGGTTTTGAAGTTGGCATAGTTTTGTTATTGTACATAGCAAGCCTAATTTTTCTTTGAATTTCATGGCTTTTTGAGGCGTTATCTACTCCGTATTTTTCAAACATCGCATTGCGCAAATGCTCTTGGCCTTCTTCGGTTTGCCAGTAATATTTATAACCATGTCTTTCAAGGTTAGATTGTATGATTTTCTTGTATATCTCTTTGTTTTTAGATGGATTGTCTACGCCATATTTTTCTAACATGGACTTAGAAAAGGATTCTCGGCCTTGTTTAGATTGTAAAGCAAATTCAGTACCATATTTTTCTAGGTGGGCTTTCTTTCCTCTTTCACGAAACTCTGGGGATTCACCAACAGAAGAAATGCCATATCTAGAAACAAAAGCATCTTTTAACTTTAATTTCTTACAATCTTTGCAACATAGTTTACCTCTTTGTATACTTTTCTTGTAAATGGAATATGTGGTTTCAAATGATTTACGACAATAATCACAAACACAAGTTACAATGGCACAGCTATGTTCAGGTAAATCATAGGCTGGAACTTGGAAAGTATCCCCAATTGTAGTATAATCATATCCAAGATTTACAAAATGTTCTTTATTGCTTGAATGCCATTTTACTGTAATTATTTGTTTTTCATCAAACATTGTTTCACCTCCTTTAAGGAATAATTGATATAAATATTTTTGAATAATTAAGAGCCGTATTTTTCAGCCCACTTGGGCTTACGAGGACACAATCCTCTAGTCGTTGAACGTTATCCTATTCGGACATTCGATGCTGAAGACCCATTGTTACGATTGGTTAGGATTTAACCATACAATCATCCCATACATTTTTTCTACTTTCGCAACCTTCGCACATAGGCTTATTTCATCCTTATGCTGTGGTTGTATGGGCTTTAGGGATTGCCAGCAGTTAACACGGAGTACACACTAATTACTTAATGTGCATGGCTTTATTTTTAAGCGGCCAACTTAAAAATTTTACCATCAAATTGGAAATTTGGAATATCAGTAATTAGCCTACCAGCTTTTGGAGAAGAAGAAGAAATAGAAGTTCCTTGAATATTTGCAGGGAACAAATCATTAATTATAACTAAATGAACTGTTTTTGGCACATATTGTGCATTAATTGTAATACTTTTTGCATTTAAGTTTTGATAAAAATACTTAACACAATAAGTATCATTTTGTTTGGCAGAAGGAATTGCCATAGTTGTTCCACTAATCGTACCAATGTTCCATTCTGTTTCAGAAGGTTTACGATACCAACCAATCATGGAACCATTAAATGCTACTGGAGTTTCTGAAACCGTAACAGAATTTCCCCCAACTCCAACAGAAAGAGATTCTTCTTTTAATACAATACCGCCTTGCCTTGGGTTGGTTCCAGTAATGAACCCAATATATTTCAAATCAAACATGCAATCCGTAATAGATACGGTTAATCCAGCATCATGGTAATACTTTCCAAATAGCATATTACCAGGACCACCACGAATTTCTTCGGCGGTAATAGTAAATCCAAAAGTATTTTCAGTAAAAGTCTTAGAAACGCCAATTAGTGAATTACTAACTGGATCAAAAATTAGACCCACGCCAGGGCCTGCTAAAAAGTTTTGAGAAAACACTATTTTTCCTCCTTAATATTTATAATTTTTTGTTCTACATTTCCAGTGCCGCCCGCCTGTTTATTAAATTGAGAAACAGATACGGTGCGATCAGCAAATTTTTCTTTTTTATTTTTATATATCCATTTTTCAGCTTTATCGGACTGTCCTGATAGTGCTATAATTGGATATAAAGTATTATATTCGCTTTCTTCATAAACTTCTTGAAACAATAATGAATGAAATCGATAAGTCATATCTAATTGGTCAGATTTTAAAATTCCAGTATGAGCACTTATAATAGCTATTTTTCTTTCCAAGCTTGGAGGATCAATATTCTTATTTTTTAAATACATTTCTTCATCTAGGTTCTTTTTTAATTCTGGATTTATATATTCATCATCATAATCAATTAAATTTTGATATAATATAATACGCCTAATATCATCAAATTGGTTTTGTGATATTATAATATCCTGATTATCATAATCTATTAATACAACTTTATTATTCTTATCAAAAGAAATAATTGGATTTTTAATTTTTAAACATAATATTAAAATATTTAATAATTTCTGTTTATTTATTTCTTCTTTTAATAGAAATTCATATAAAAATTGTAAATAAGACATTTGGATAACCTTAGGATCAGGTACACTATTTTTATCATAATCTAATATATCTTTGCTTAATAAAAAGTATTCACTATCTTTTAAATAAATTGGATAAATATTTAATATATAACCAGAATCTAATTTATATTCAACTGGCTTGTCAAAGTAAAAAAAATTATGTTTTAAATAACCTACATCAATTGACACAGCCTTCGTCCTCCCCGCTATCTCCGACATTAACACTTAGGAATAATTGATATCCTGTAAATGTCTTTGAATTACCAACAACGCTTCTTCCTAAATCATACCTTGACATATCATCAAAAAATGCCAGCTTTCCAACGCCACCAACATAAACTCCATTAAGTAATGTCAAAATTCTATTTACAAATAAATCTGATCTTGATACTGGAATCCCATTATAATTTACAAGGCTCATCTTTGGACCATATAGAATATCAAAAGCATATATAGTCGGCGCAAGATATAAATCTTTTGCATGAATATAGTAATTATATATCTTCATAATCGTCTTAGATTCAGGAATCGCATCATCTACTATATTAGTAAAAAATACACTATAAGGCTCTTGAGGTCCTTCTTTCCATAACAAGTCCATTTTTTGATTAAATGTCAGATCAGGTTGACTTAAAGCATCATAACCATTATATGCCAATAATTTCCATAAAATTTGTTCCTCTTGCGCTAAGTAAGTTAATATATTATATGGAATAGAGGGTAAACGAGACATTGAATTATACATCTATTTCCCTCCTTATCCTAACATACTTACTACATTAAGAGTAAATTGTGCTGTAATTTGGAAATCTGGTGAAGCGTTTTGCACACTTACATACAATATTTGTGGAGTTGTTGCAACTGTATTCGCTGTAATAATATATCGACTTCCCGATTGTGTTATGGTAAGATATTGATTAGAAAGAACTTGTCCTGTTTCAGAAAGGCTTAATGTTATATTCTGAGGAACCAACAGAGTGCTTCCATACATTACTTCTATTGAAAAATCAATAGATTCAAATTGTCGAATCTTATTAAATGCAGGATTGATTAAAATCAATGGTTTAACAACTTGAGAGTCAACAACTTGAATAGTAATAGTAGATGAAACATTTGGATTTCCATCTAAAGTTGCAGTAATTGTTGTGCTAGACCCGGAAGAGCCAATGATTGTGTAACCACCAGCAACATTAATTAACACCGCATCTTCATTTGAACTAGCCCACAAAACATTTCTTTTAACTTCTTCTCCATTTAATGTAATAGTTGCTGACAAATTTCCTTTAACTCCGTTACTTAATTCCATATTGTCTGCATCAATTTGGATATTATAAATATATTCTCCATTGTAAGCCAATCCATTCTCTATGTCATCTTTGTCATGTATTTCATCTAAATAAAGATCAAGATATAATAAAGTTGGATTTTGATTCGATAAATCCTGAAGTAAAGCATTTTGATATGCCAGTAACTTAAACGGTCTACCATTAAAAATATATCTAGTATTTAATTTAAATAATCGTAATGTATCTTTATTTCCTTGTACCATTACAACAGCATGATTATTTGGCGTAATAATATAACTAGAAACTTGTTGACTAGGAGAAGTCATATCATAATCAATAACACAAGGAATAGAAAATATTGATCCATTATCAGGGTCTACAATTCTCATGGCGTTATTACAACGACGAACAGCAAGCGCCTTCTCAAGCCCATCATATCTATTATAAAAATAACTAATATGGTAGTTATCGTCAAATATATAATATAATCCTTGAAAAACAGGATGCTCAATATCCCTGAACATAAGCTGTGTGAAATCGGCTCCTTGCTTTACGCCACTGGAGGTTGTACCTACGATATAATCAAGCCATACATCAATATCATGATAGGTAGAAGCGCCAATAGCGTCCTGTTCTTGAACAGTATATCTAGCAGATGTACAATCAAATAAATTATCAATCGCCGCTTGTTGTAAATCTCGAAAATAATCATTTGGCGTTTGCAAATATCCACCACTTAAAGCATTTTCAAAATAAGGCAATGACACTATGACACCTCCTTATCTAAAATGTCAATGATATGAAAAACAATGCGACGCACAGTGTCATGTTCAGCCTGGATACCTAATTTATAAAGTCCCTTCAAAGCATATTCAATCTCTTCATTTCCATATCCAATATACCATGTT